ATTGCTCAAACCATTTAACAGGTCTTGAGCAATTAGATGTCATATGAATACTAGTATAATTAGTATTAGAAACATCATCGGCAAGATATTTGAGAATGTCCAAGTAACCAGGGTGAAAAGTAGGCTCACCGCCAGATAAAGAAAAATGAAAGCTATTAAAGCCGTTATCACGAGCTTGACGCTTTATTTCGTCGATCGTTTTGAAGCATAGTTCTGTAGGTCTATGATCTTTGGTGTTAGATCTGGCATACGGCCAACAGTAGGAGCATCTGTAGTTGCAGTATCTGCCAAGGAGCCAAGATACAGTAAATAAGTCTCTATATAAGAGTGTCCGCTGGCCGACTTGAACAATGTCGTCAAACGGGATTTTGGTAAAGTCATAGTTGCTCCATTTTAAATCTTCAGTCATAGTTATATTATAACACCATCTAGATATTTGTCAATTGTGTATGTATTTAATACCAATAAATATTACTATGGAACACAATGCAGGTAAAATTAAAAATTATAACAGCTGACAATCGTTAAGTAATTCTAACATCCTTGTTTTCAATTGCACTATTATGATTCTGAATTGCCCTTTCATTCATCCAGTACAACTCGGGCTGATTAGTTAACTCACTTATTAAACCATTGACCTCGTTAAACCGACGGACTCGTGTTTTTAAATCGTTATCTTTATACTTCCAATCAACGTTACTATTAAAATATTCTAAGTCGTCTTCGATTAATTTATACAATGGTTGTGCATTTGATAGCATTAGTGTATTACCAAAACTAAATGTTGTATATTTCCAATTCATTTCATATATTTTTCTAACTGATCGCAATGTAGTTTGATGATCTTCTTCGGTTTCTGTTGGATAACCAGTAATCATTAATAATACATGGGGTATTTTATATTTGTTTAACTGCTCCAAACACCACCACATATCAGAATCTGAAAACTTTTTACCCATGTGATATCGTACTCTTTGACTAAATGATTCTAGCCCAATTTCTAACATAGCACAACCGCTTTTTTTCATGTTTGCATAGTCCGATTCGGGACTTTGACTTTTAGAACGAATAATCCATTGACTACTCCAACCGAATGTGTCGTTTATCGTTCTGTACTCGATTAACTCTGTCATTAAATTTCTAAACGCTTTCATACTGCCATTGATCAAACTATCAGTAAATCTAAACGTGTATCTGTTATATCGTTCTTTAAGACTAATAATCTCGCTTGCAATATTTTTACCGCTGCGATATCTAAAGTCTGGCCAAACATCAAAGACGTTACAAAACGTGCAACGTTTGACGCACCCTCTACTACCAGTGATATAGACGGGCAAATCTCCATCCATATCATAATATTCATCCCAGTTGATATCATCATAATTAGGTAACAATATTTCGTTTAAATTATTAATTTGATTTACATCTAAGCTGTTTATGCCTTTGTAATTCATATTACCTTTGAGATATTCAACTACACTCAACTCACCGTCGCCGAAGATATAATCGTCAAGTAAGTTGCGCTCTTTAAAAACGTCGATACCCCATTCAACTGCAGCACCGCCCCATAATATTTTGAGATCAGGTATGTGAATTCTAATTAATTCCCCTAGGCGTGTTGCTACACCTAAACTAAAAATTGTTAGCAAACTTAATCCGATTACACGTGGATTCTTTCTTTTGATTAATTCAATCCAATCTAGAAACACATATTCAAACTCATTATAAAATAATTCAAAGTCCGGCGTTAAATCTGGTGCAGTATGTTCTATTGCAAACAACGCATCGTCTTTAAAGTATAAATTATCCTTGTTTTTGTTTTTTAATTCATTATACAGTTTAATGTTAAAGTCTACTACTTCACACGAAAACCCTGCTGCTTCACAATGTGATTTTAATACCGCAGGCCCGACAGTCGGTGCATCTGGATTAATCTTAGGTATGATGCAAATTAATAAATCTAACATTGTAATAACTTTCTTCTGTATTTATTGAGAGGGTTGTATCGGATCTAAGCTAATTTCATTAATATGAATAGGCTGATCTATTACCCATTTTATATAGTTTGCTGCAATAGATATATCCATACACGCACGATCCAGGTGCTTATGCTGGTTGTTAGACAACGTTCCAAAGCTAATATAAGAGACTCTTGGTCCACCATTCCATACACCTAACAAACTTAAACTATTACAGTAATCACGCAACGCTTTTTTCTCTGCATTATAAAGCCAACTTGTACCTTTGTTAACTCGATCGGTTGTACTACCAATGCATACAATATATGCTGTTTTATTAGCATTAATGAGTGCCTTGTATACTGTATCTAGTAGTACAGTTTGTTGGAACTGCCATAGTGCAGAATTAAGTATTATAATGTCATGATTTATAGCTTCGTTAGCAAATTGTTCCCTACCTTCTTTAGCAACAAGATCATAACCGGTTTCTCTACTGCAGAATGTAGCATTAGGGTATATTGCAAGCAGTTCTTTTGCTATACCTTTGTTTTTATTACCTGTTATTATCATATATTCATAACTCTTTCATATACAAGAGACACGTCTAATATATTAGTGTTTCTTATTTTATCTTTAGTATATGTATAATTTTTAAATTTATCATGTATTGATTTATCAAACCGATCTGCAGACAATATAGCTATTGCGTCATTTGTTATTTTATTATTAAACTTTTTTAGGTAATCAATTTTTTCTTGTCTTATATCATCTGGCAATGCAGCTAACGTTAATTCAGGTCGTCCTTCCACTGGATATATATCTACGTTTGTTTTATTAAAAAACCATTCAATCCAATCTTCTACAACAGGCATATTATACATTGACGCAGTTATTTGAAAAAACACATCTAAATCACTTTGTTCGTATATTTCAACATTTTTTAAAACACTACTCCAATTAGCATTAGTTCTGATATAATCATAAACTTTACCGATGCCATCTAAACTTATAACTACAAAACAATTTCTGAACTTACTAATTAAATCCATCCATTTCTTAGTTGCGTTTGTTGCGTTAGTAGTAAACATAAGATCAATATTTTTAGCGAAATTGTTTTTTACTAAAAAGTTCAATAGATTGATTACATCATCTGAAATAGTAGGTTCGCCGCCAAGAACCTTTAATTGACATAAATTTGTAAAATCCATCGAATAGATATCACTTGTATCGAATTGTGTTATTTTTTTATTCTCTTCTTTTGCAATCAATGAACTACTGCCAGCAAAACACATTCTGCATTTCAAGTTGCATAAATTGCTAGGTCGATAATCAATTATACGCAACCCGTCGGAAATCGCTAATTTCTTATTATGCAGTTGTTGCCTGGTAGATGTTATGTTTAAGGTTTCCAAAGAAATACAAGTTTCGCACGATTCATTTAAAAGTGAATAGTTGTGAGTTATCATTGCATGTTTAATATGTTCTAATAACTCACTCTTAAAATAAGATTCTAAAGAACCGTTAAACGTATCGCCTCTCCATTCGCAACAAGGAGTCACTCCTCCTCCATGAAGTAACGCACCGTAACGAATACTTGCCCACGGTGCGACACAAAAAGGCCGAATATTGTCAGACATAAAAATTATCTATAAGTTGTTACAATTGCTTCTTTTTTACGTGTAGGGAAAATTAATCCGTTCTTTTCGTGCAGTCTACGATTGCGTGATGCATCCTTAAAACCAACACCTTGAATCATTGCTGGATTGTTCTTTAAGCCCAGATATTCTTTAATATCATGTGCTAAGAAACACTGGCAGCAACCTGTGCTGTAACCTAACATACTTGCAGTTAAGTTAACATAACCACTAGCAATGCCAATCGCAGTTGCACGATCACGCTTAAATGTTTCGATATCAGACTCGTCTGCATTTTGCCACTTAGTAAATCCACGTTCAGTAAGATCTGACAGTTCTAGTTGTTCGTATACAAATATAACGTTTGCTAATACTTGACTATTAGTGGTTGCAATCATTTCGCCTGCTTCATTGTATGCATGTGTACCTGGTGCCAAATCATGCACACGCTCAATTATTGATCTATCTTTAATGACATGCAAATTATAAAATGCAATGTTTTGCTTACTTGGGCAGTTTGTTGCAGCATACACTAATGTTTCTACATCTTGCTCTGGAATTTCGTTTGTTAAGTCGAAATTTCTTTGGCAGTGCTGACTTCTGATAACTGCTTTCTTGATGTCTATATGTTCTAAAATCACTGGAGGACTCCTTGTTATAATACTATTTATTTCCGCTATAGTAAATCTTTTAATTTCCATATGTTATTGTCGGATTTTTGTTCCACTAAATCTTCTAAAAACTCATCCAACCTGTTGTAATCTAATTCTATCGAACCTATTCTGTGTTCTAACTTTTCTAAAAATGTTATAAAATTTGCATTACTAATAACATCACTACCAATTACAAAATTTTTCAAGTCATTGACACTAGCTTTATACTCTGCCTTAGCATACACTGGATTTAAAATTTCTGGTTCCAATATCCAATTACCAGTCACTTTAAATGGCTTAGTATTCCCTAATTCTATTATTATATCTGTTATAGTTTTAATAAAATCAGGGAATGTTTTAACAGTGAATATAGATAGTGTTGGTGCAATTAATAACGACCTTACTTTTCTGTGTTGGTAATACATTTTAAAATTTCTTAAAAATCTATCCCAAGACAATCCGTATCTGACTAATTCTGCTACATCACCTGTTGACTCGTTGCTTATACTCACATGAACATGCCAATGTTCTGGCATTTTATTAAACAGTGTGATTGTTTTTAGCATAGCAGCGTCACTACTATTACAATTAGTTAATATGCTAAAGTTTACGTTACTTTTTAACAGTATGTCATTTTCTAGTAATTGTTCTACAAAATAAAAAAACTTTTTACTGTATGTGACTTCGCCACCTAAAAAACTTAAATTAATGTCATCTTGCTGTTTAGCAACTGTTTCTAAAAATTCAACAAATACTTTTAAGTCTTCGTCAAAATTAGCATTTTTTGGATTATTAACTTTTTTCTCGGATGCTATTTTACTGCTAGCAATTTCATCACAATAAATGCACGACATGTCACATAGGTTATCTAAGAATATCTCTATAAATTCAATCTTATTATTAACTTGCGAATTCGAGTTCCATTCATTCTTGAAGTCTCTGTATGCATTGCCGGTTAACTTGTAATCATCCCAACAACGTACACAATCAGGTGATTCTATACCATTTAATAAATCTGTTCTGGTTTGATTTATTCTTTTACTATTATTAAAAAAATCAACAGTTAACGTTTCAGGGAACGGTACCTCTAGACTTTTACAGCAATGACGTATTGACCTACTAGCAAAGTCTAAATTAATATCGGTCCAAGCCGAACTACACAGTGTATTATTCATTCTAAATCCATGTTAACGTATTATTATATACATACTCAGCTACTCTGGGTGCCATCGCAAACGCATCCTTTTCATATAGTTGATCTTGTAATTTTACTATTTCTTTGAAATCGCCATTGAAGTTTCTTTTATCGCCTTCGAGATGTGTGATTATTTCTTTTATCGCATAATCATACATATTATTTCCCGACGGTAACGTTTTCTCTAAATTGCCGATTATAAACTGTTTCGTTTCGACTTCCAGATCTACCATATCGATGTTAGCTGAATGAACAAAGGTAGGCTTTGTTGTACAATGTATGTTATACTCACGTTGTATTCGTTCGGCTAGTGCTGTTAAATCTCTAAATATCACATCTGCATAAAACGCCTGGTATGCAGTAGATGTACATACAAACAAAAAACTTTCTATATTAGTAGATGTTTGTGCTAAGGTTTCTATGTTGTTAATTACAGTGTCATAATCGCCACGTTCTCTGAAATAGTTAAACAAACTACCAGTGCCGTCTAAACTAACAACAACGTATATTGATTTAAAATTCTTCCATAATTTATTAAGATTATAATCTTTAAACTGTATCATGCTTAAATTTGTATTATAAAATAAACTGAGTGATTTAGTATCAATATTAGGAGAATCAATTAACTTTTCTAAAAACTGATAGTGCTGCAAATGATATAGCGGCTCACCGCCACTAAATCTGATGTTCTTACAATCGGGTATTACATTATTAACAAGATCATCTATTACTTCTTCTGAGACTTCTGTTATGGGTGAATCTGCTATACCAAATTGGTCAAATCCTTGTGTTAATAGTTTGTTATGAATGTCTGGATGTTTTTTACCTATTACTTCAAACATGCTATTTGATTCAGAGTAACAATGTCTGCATAAAAAATTACATGTTCTACTAAACTTTAGTTCTAAATCTAATATCCTATCGACAACTGCAGAATTATAATTTATTTTATCTTCATCTTCCCAATGATGTTCCATTACTTGTTGTCTGTATGATTTCAGACCTCTACCTTCTTTTAAAGCACAATCAAAACAACCGGGGGGAAACACTCCTTGCTGTAAACTACGTCTGACAGATTGCATTTCTTCGCTATTAATAACTTCGCTTGGAAGTTTCTCCGATACCTTAGCTATAGGTTGTTTGTTTACTTTATAGCGAAAGCATGGACCATATTGACCCTGGAGGAAATCTAAATGGCTCCATGCATATTTGCATTTTAGTACTTTGTCATTCATTATAATATGCTTTAACTGTTATTTTATATTTATCGATAAATATTTTCATGAAAGAAGTATGGATATTCGGCGATTCTTATGTTGACAGGAATTATACAGGGTCTGACGGTAATTATAACTGGCCACGAGAATTAGAAAAAAAATATGCAATAAAAAACTTTGGAAAGTCAGGAACAGGTCCGACATGGAGTTTACATCATTTAATAAATGAAATGCAAAATAGCAATTGTAGCGATGTTACACTAATATTCTTTGTTAGTGAAATATTTAGACTAGATTTAGATTTTTTTGAACCCAAAGATCAAACACTAATATACAACTTTTTAACTAATAATAACGATATAGAAAATGATTTGTTTAATCAAAAGAAAAGTCGATATAAACAATGGTTGCCGTTTATAAATGATTTGTGGATGCAGTTTATATCGACTGATTCGTTTAAACAAACAGAACTGCTTAAAATTGTTAGCTCTATACAACTGTTATCGCAATCATTTAAAAAAACGTTAATATGGCCATGCTTTGACTTACTACCTATCACTATACAGAATGTTAATAACACTACAGTTGTTGATTATAATTTAGTAGATCTCGACAATAACAATTATGATTACTGTTTAGATCCTAGAGTAAACCATTTATCCGAAAAAAATCACAACGTGATGTTTAAGCTATTGTGTGATTGGATTGATTATAATATTCCCATAGATACAAGTAAGTTTGTCAATTCAAGCCTTGTATTTGCATTTTAACATTTCGATAAATTATCCATATATAGATTTAAATCTTTTGCGTTGAGCCAACTAGTTTTATCGCCGTGCAACGTTTCTGTCAGGGTTATCAATTCATGATGATTGCGGATTCTTGTTTCAGTATCGTTGTCTTTATATTTCCAATCACGTTGATTATTATAATATTCCATGTCTGGTTCGATCATATCATAAATTCTTCCTGCTAACAACATAGGTGTGAACCCAAAAGTCATTAACTTTTTACCTGTAATAGGATCAACAGCATAATTATCTTTAAACAACTTTTTAATTACTTCCATTCCGTGTAAATGATCATCTTGTGTTTCCGTCGGATATCCTACTATAAGCAACAAATTGCTAGTAATATTATATTTTTTCAACATATCAAAACAAAACCACATTTCCTCATCGGTGAATTTTTTACCTATATGCCATCGCACTGATTGAGAAAAAGATTCTACACCGATATCTAAATCTAAACAACCACTGGACTTCATCTTTTTATAATCTTCTTCTGGACTTTGTTTAGGAGATCGTATAATCCATTGACTCATCCAAATCCAATCATCATCTGTTTTTCTATATTCAGTTAATGTATCTAGTAAATCTCTAAATGCTTTCATACTGCCGTTAACTAAACTGTCGGTGAATTTAAAAGTTTTTCTGTCATACTTTTGTTTTATGTGTATAATTTCATCTGCAATGTGTTTACCACTGCGGAACTTATACTCAGGCCACAGATAAGGGACAGAACAAAATGTGCAGCGTTTAACACATCCACGACTACCAGTGATATAAACAGGCTTGTGATCATTTATATCCTGATACAAATCCCATTTAATATCATCATAATTAGGCATCATTACTTTATCAAAATTATCAACTTGTGCAAATGTTTCACTGTTAATACCGGGTGCAGTATAATTTTGTTTTAGCAATTCAACAATAGTGAATTCGCCGTCACCTAATATGTAATAATCGCATAAATTATGTTCTTTAATAACTTTAGTCTCGGGTATTACTTGAGCACCGCCCCATACTATAATAGCATTAGGCAAATAATGTCTTATTAACTCACTTAATTTTATTGCAACCGATTGACTGTAATTCGATAATAAGCTCAACCCGACATACTTCGGATTAATACGTCTTAATACTGCAATCCATTTATAAAATATTCTGCTATACTTTGCAAAAAAGTCATGAAATTCATCATTAACACGTTCGTTGTCAGAACTAAACAAAAAATCATCTTCGAAATAATAATAATCGTGCTTGTTAAAACGTTCTAAATATCTGTAAAGTTCAATATTAAAGTCTAGTACAGTGGTGCTAAAGCCTTCGCTTTCTAAATGCGACTTTAATATAGCAGGACCAACTGTTGGTGCGTCAGGATCTATTTTAGGTAATATACATATCACAATATCTGTCATACTAGTAATTCTTCCAAACTTCCATCAAAGTTAATATGCAGTCCCATCTTCCAGTCACTTGTTAACTTACCTGTAGTATGCAATTGATTAGAGTTAAACAATATCAAATGTCCTGGTACAAACGGATATGCTGCACCTGTTAACCCTTTAAAATATTCTGTCTTGTGACAGTTTGCATCTAAGTAATTGCGATAAAAGTCATTGCTTATATCATCTTCAACTTTATCATACACACGTGGATCATTATACGGAGTCTGTGCTAGCTTTTTATTATAATCAAAGTCTCCATGGTCAGCAATATCGTTCCTGTCTCCATACCATGTTTGACCAAACCCGTTGTCTACCCATTGGTCAAATACAACAAAATGTTGCTGCTCATCGCTTGGCGGTGCATATATAGGTATCATTGCATTAATCATCTGATGTGTTTCAAAACTGTCTACATGCGTAGTGTATACGTTTGTATGTTTATAAATGTTCCCACCGTTGCCATTATTAGTAGTAAAGTATTTTGAGAATACCGGATCTAATATTTCTTTTAAATGACGCCATGGGTGATTTATTTTAATAACATTTGGATTATTAGGTTTGATAACATGTAAATCTGTTCTAGTCTCAAAGAAGTTTCTAATGTATTCACAAACTTCTACAGGAATAACATTTTCAAAACAAACGTGTTTCATTCTTTGCTTTCATTGATGTGTTGAATATATTGATACAATTCACTGTTGTATTCTTCTAGCTTAATATCATAATACTTATCTAACTTTTCAGTGGTATCGATAAATGTTTGCCATACTTCTGGCTTATAACTCTTTTGATATATAAAATTTTTGAATAGCGTATAAGCTATATTATTGTCTTTGTTAACTTCTAATATCCAATCTTTAAATACATCAGGCGTGTATAATAATGAATAGTGTTCTGGATCTCTAACAAAGTCTATAGAGAATAATTTATTATGTTCTTGTAAATGTGATATTGTTACAGCTAGCTTATTAGCAGTAATTGTAGACACTGTAATATGATGAGATATTATACACTTGTTAAACAGTTTAGCATATGTTTCTGCATTTGAAAGTGTTTGTGTATAAGACCCGCCTGACCGTTGATAATCGTTTGCAGGATCTACTGCATCCAAACTTACATTAATAGACATATGATTAAATTTATTAAGTTTGTTAATTATACGTTTACTTGGGACACTTGTTCCGTTAGTAGATATATCAAGATCGATTTTAGTAGGATCTGAATGTTCAAATAAAAAGTCTATAAATTTTTCAAAGTTAGGAGTAATAAATGGTTCACCGCCTAACACCTTAACTTTAATTAATTCCGATAAATCTAAATTAGTTAGTTTATAAAAGTTTGGCTCTAGTTTTTTGAAAACAGTATGACCTAAAAACTTATCACGCCGCTGTAATTTACTACTAAACTTACTGTCGCAGATTCTACATTGCAAATTACATATATTATCTACAGACATTTCGATATATTTTGTTTTAAAAAATTGATCAGTTAATACATTAACATCAACAGGTATTTCTTTGTTATGCAATTCTCTAGCACTTAATTTAGTTCTAGACTTGTTTTCTTCTTGTGTATAACATTTTTGACAGCCTGATATACGCTCACCATTTAGCATACGTGTTCTAATGCTTTTAAAATAGTCAGTGTTCATTGCATCTTCTGACTGCTGATGAATATCGTCTAGCGTAGTTTTAAACTCATTGCTAGGATTATCAGATAAAAATCTGCAGCATGGCTTTAACACATTGTCAGGTCTAACACAAAGGTGTGTCCATGGTAATACACAAAAAGTATTGTTCATTGAAACTCTGCTCTTATTACATCAATTGAACCAAACCCAACGATTGATTTCTTATATTCGACTGGTGGCGTAACTACATGATCGGTAGCTAGAAACCAACTGCTACTGTGCCAACGAGCTGTATCAAACACCATCATTGTTCCTAACGCCCATTCATAAACACTATGCACTTTTAAATCTGCATACTCTCTATAATATTCCGTTCCTTCAGGATTGTATTTTAATACTTCAGGGTCATAATTCCATGCATCTCTATATGCAAATACTTCGTTGTTGTCTTTATAACGCATTTCGCCTTTGCGATATATTAACTTACGTGGTATGCCGGAAACACGATCATAGTTTACAGTGTGCGGTTGTTTACAATTCCATTCCAATGGAATAATAACACCAACTACTAAATGGCAGTCATGAGTAATAACACCCATCTCTTTTGGTTTCCAACTGTTTTCAAAACTTTCGTAATCAGTGTGCAGTCCAGCAGGTTCACTTGATTTAAAATATTCAAAATTCCAATCAAAGTCTACACCTATCTTTTTATTAAGATACTCCATTAAAAATTGTTTAGATTCTGCATCTATATTACAAAACACATTAACGTTATTGGCACCTGTGTGTTTTACTTTATCTGAATTTAACAACTTGTCAGCTTGTTGATTATAAAAATTGATATCTAAATCAGTGTTATATGTTCCAAAATTAATAGCAGGAACATCTTCTATGTTGTTATATTCTCTAGTGTTCATAATATTCTACCAAAACCCCACCATCTCTCTAAACAAAAGAAACAATGCCCACAATGAACTAAGGGTTGTGTTTTATTAGTAGGAACTTCTTCGCAACTGTAAGTCACTGAATATAAATCCTCAATCATATTATAGTGATCGTACATCTGTTTTACTGCACTCTTATCCGCATTTGCAAAAGGTATAATCTGTTGAGCTGTAATCTCATCATCGCCCACATCATAATGAACTGTCATAACTTCACGCTCTTCTTGTATGTCTCTTGTACAGTCCCTGGAATTTATAAATTCCATTGCTCGCTCAACGTCTAAACCATGTTCGTTTTTGTTAAAATATGCTTTCATATCAGCTATAGGGGGATTTACAGTTAAACCTATATAAATTGCATCCAAGTTATATTTTAAAATAGCAAGACGCTGCAGCTCATCTACGCCATCTACATACCGTTGTGTATTGTTTCTGAATTCATATTCAGTGAAATGAGGATAATAATGAACAACGTGTTCTTTTGGATGCTTACCTGTCAACTCTGCTACACGATCAATAACAATCTTTGCACCCCTACTGTACCACCATTTGTAATGCGTGTCCATTGTTAACGGATATATTTCAACATCAGGGCGATCTTTAAAATGATTGCAGATAGCATAATATAATATACTACTATCCGCACCACCACTTAACCTGACACCAATACGTTTCCAGTTATCATTAATATATAAATTAGCTACCATTTATCTTTCCTCTCGTTCAATTTGATTTAATCCACGGTCTGTGCCACGCTCGTCAAACACACCTTCAATTAAGTAACGCAACGGAGTTCTTACACCGAATTGATGCTTATTGTTATTGTCGTGCTGCCAGCCTACATGTATACTATCACTTTCTTCTAATTCAAAGTCTCTGCATACTTTAGAGTATAACTGTTCATAATTGCCCCACCAATAGTCGGGTCCGTATGTTTTAATCATCTCTACACCAATCCACATATCACTTACATTTGCATACTCAAAGTCGTTCATGATAGCAACTGGCCCATTGACACGCTCTCTTGTGTAGCGTATACCTATGCGTTGACTGCCCATGCCGTATGCTTTACTTAGGCTTACGCTTATGCTATGTATAGCAGGGTGTGTAACGTCTAACTCGAAGTTACGACACTGACCAAACCAAGCACCGTCAATGTGAACTGGTATGTTGTTATTATAGCAATGATCTAGCAACTTGTCAAACTCTGGCAGGTAACGTGTAGTTATGCAACTTGGATAGCTTGCAACAAATACATTATCCGGCTGTAGTTGATCCCAATGTGTAATTTCATTTACAGTAAAGTCTGTTAGCCGACGGTGATATTTGTATTCACCTTTGTAAACAGTAATGTTTTTACTATGCAGTTGATGCAGTTCGTCTAACTGATGTGTTGTCCCTAGTATAGCGTCACGACGACTAAAACTGTCTAGACCTAGATATTTTACTCTGGTGTGAGACTGTATCCAATTGTCAATTGCTTCTAAAAAGGTATGACGATACTTGTGCGGGTCACGTGGATATGTCTGCATGTCTAGTGTTTCTCTAAACTTAGTAAATGCAGATAGGTACATAGGACGTTGTCGCCTTGTTCCCAGCATTGCTTTAGTTATATCTTCGTAACTTAATATTTCCATTTTTCTACTATAGCATCTGATTTACATGGGCATGAAAACTTATCACACACAATTGGATCGTCGGGCAACACGTAATTGTTTTTAAATATATTACCTAAGCTGCCGCCCACACGCTTATTACATCTTAAAACATTTCCAGATGGATCGACTACTATTCTATTAATACCAGCAGTGCAAGTATAGCCTTCGAACTTGTGCATATTTGTATCTAACACTTCGTTAAACTTTTTCTTAACACCGTTAAAATATAATTCTTGTGGCAGTTTCCAATTAATACCAAATGGCTTTTGTTTGTTATAATAGTTATTTACAATCCATTCTTTTTGTTCATCTGTATATGGATAATAATCAAACCCGCTTATATTAGTTCTAACAAACTTAGGAGTAATTTCTATTCTTAAATCTTTTAAGCGATCATACATTACTTTAGCACGTTCAAAATTATCGGGTGTTACCATAAGCGGAACACTAACTGTAACTTTGTCTTGCAATATTTTAGCTACGTTATAAAAGTGATCGTCGTCAATAAACTCATAATGCCAGCTTAAAAATACAAATGCTCGTTCAACATTAAAATCTTCCCAATAGCGCAGTGTTCTGCTGCCATTTGTTCCAAATTCAATAAACACGTTTTCGTCTGTAATTGTATTAATAAACTCTTGAAACTTAGGCCATAGTGTAGGTTCGCCTCCCAATAAGTCAATATACAAATGCTTTTTTCTTTGCTTAAGTTTTTGAATAAACTCTAAATAAGGTTCCCAATCAGTCGGCCAACGATACGACCCGTCATTATGAAAGTCATTACAGTACGAACATTTAAAGTTACATACTGTATGAACAAACATTGTTACAAAGCAGCAATCATGGTTTTCATTTGTTATATGCATCAAACATCGCTTTATATTGCGGCACTATATCAAGTATATTTTGATTTCTAATACTATCTAGTTTAACAGTGTGATTAATAAATTCTGTCAACCATTGCTCACTGTAATCTTCGCTCATAGCAAATTTAATCACACCGTTACATATTTTAATAAAATCTTTTTTTACATGTGCTGATAGATCTGTGCTATTAACCCAATCGATATAACTATCATAATGTTCTTTTAATTTTATTTTTATATACAACGGTAACACTTTTATATTATAATACTTAGGACTATGACACATATGATGACTAACAATTGGTCTTGCATCATCTATACTGTTAAAACGATTTAAGCCGCTCTCTGTTAATTTCCATTTCATAAACTCAGGAAAATGAAATACATTGAAAGGTGTAACAGTAAATGCAAACCATCCTTTTAGCTTAATACGTTCATTGCTATCTAACTTTAATAGATTTTTATATACTGCGTCAAAATTAGCAGGTGTTCTCTGATAGTTAAACACTTCACCAACCCCGTCTACGCTTGCGCCAATTCTAACTTCTTTAAAGTGTTCCCACAGTGATACCAATTTGTCTGGCATCATTGTTAAGTTTGTATTGTATTCTAGTCGCATGTTTGGCGCATTACCGCTAGCAACAATACGTTCTAAACTTTCCGTATGCTCGTCTATTATAAGGGGCTCACCGCCTACAATATAAAGTTTATGTGCGTTTACTGCATATTTTTCGAAGTTATGCCAATACATATTATTATTTTGGAACCAATCGTATTGGTCAGTTGTCCAACGACCTTTATCGTTTTTAACCAGTTGTATGCGCTCGTGTGTGTCTTTATAACCTGTTTGATCGTATAGCTTTACAAAGTCGTCATACCATTGATGGCTATCAGTTGGACCACACATACGACATTTTAAGTTACAAAAGTTTCCGTAACGTATGTCTACAAAGTTAATGTCCTGCTTGCTTACATCAAGTGTGCCATCTTCTGCGGTTATTTCTGCTGCTTTGTCATAATCGATATAGTTTCCAAACCATTTTGACCAGTCATCACTTTCGTATTCACGACGACTGCGTATACCATTTATTTCCTCTTGTCGGCAACGTTCGCACTCGGAATGCCACTCGCCTTTAAGCATAGTAGCACGGACGTCTTTGAGTATGGTAGCATTACGTGCTTCATTCCAATCGTCACGGCCAGCATTGTATGGCGTGCCATCTTCTTTACGCATAATGCCACGCTGCGGACTGTAGCTGTTTGTATTACAGCAAATACGTAAGTCACCATTATTGCGTAAGTTTATACTGTTCCATGGCAGTGGACAAAACTTATCTTTTTTCGTTTCGGTCATATATACTATCTTTATCTTTACATTCGTTACACTGACACATGTTGCAAACTTTTACTTGACCATGTAATTTGAGTGTTCGTTCGTCTCTATAATCTTCCCACAATGCGATACCACAGTGGCTAGGTCTACCACAAATATTACAATATGCCACGCTCATAGTCTACTGAATCCCCATTTTCTTTCTGCACAAAACCAACAGTTGTCGCAATGTTCACTAAAGTCGTCTGTATATTTTTCACAACTTCTGGTTAACGGAAACAGTGTGTCTCTAACACTAAAATAATCGTATAACTCGGCAACATCTTTTTTATCAAAATTAATTAACGGCAAGCATCTACTATCTTGATATATATTTTTTAACATACTAGTTCTTATTCTGTCAGGCGGGTCTTTCCAACCTTGCTCGTATATGTGCTGTGGTATTGCACCCGCTGGAGGATTAAGTGTAATGCCTGCAAAATGAAATTGAATTTCTTTTGTCTGATATAATTGCTTTGTTAATATTTCTTGTGATCTAACGTAATTATCGCTTTCGGGAATAGGACTAAACCCAATAACATGATCTGCAAATATGTCTCCGAATACTGTTTTATAATATTCTATTATTCTTTTTGCAAACGTTATTTGAAATGCTTTACCTTCTTGTTCTACAGTAATAGGAACAATAACCACATCGGGTCTTTCTTCAACAACATATTTAGATAATATATAACCTACAATAGCACTATCCGCACCACCAGATATTTTTAATCCAATCCGTTTTATTTTATCGTTTACTGCAATATTTAAATCGTGTCTACTATGCGGTATAATCATAATATATCCTTAAAAATCGGAAACACTTCTAAAAACTTATTATCCCAATTACGTTGTCTATTAACTAACTGCAAATATTCTTTTGTCTCTGGCAATCTTGCACTCCAGTCTTCGCTGTTCATAAAATTAATTATGCCTTTAAAACGTTTGATTCCATATGGGTTATTCATAAACGTTTCTTTATCGATATCGTTTTCTTTTACCTTGGTAAACTGTTGCCAATTATCTTCTATCCATGGATAAAACTCATTTTCATATTTGTCTGTAATTTGCTGTTTAATATGTGCAGGCAATACTTTTACATTTAACTGCGGAGGCCAATATGCAAAATGCATATTAATTCCGCCAGCACCGAGAGGCCATGCACTTATTTTTTTAAATCCTTGTTGAGTTTTCCATTTAACAAACTCAGGGATATATGCTATATTAAGCGCCATTATAGTTGTTGCAGTTGTTACTTCTACTTGCGGCGCAGTATTATCTAATAAATGAAATACACGTTCTTGATGCGCCCAGTTGCTTGGATAACGTATGTAATCATTTTGCTCACCATACGCATCAATGCTGTAATGAAATCTAACTCGTTTAAACTCTGCCCATAAGTCAAACAAGTCATCACGCCATTCAACGGCGTTACTGTTATAACGTAACTCTATGTTTTTTGCATATCCCCGTTTGATACATTCTTCTAGTAAATCATAATGTTCTTCAATTACGAGACTTTCACCACCGGCAAAATACAATTGATATAAGTTAGGCACTTGCTCGTATAGTTCATCCCAAAACATTGGATTGTTTTTGTGCCAATTATAACTTGCCCCAGTATCGGTGCCACGATTCCAGTTGCTAGTTTGTGCTAGTTTGTCATTTTTAATTTGCGGAGTAATAGACTGCCAGTCTTTAATCCAGCCTGAGCTATCATGCGGGCTGCACATCACACAAGCCAGTTGACACTTTGTTCCCATACGCAAATCAATATAACGTATTACAGTTGGAACCGATCCATCTTCTGCAGTTTCGTCTACTAGCTGTTGTAAGTCGTAACGATGCCCCCAGTAGTCTGTTTCCCAGTTACGTTTGCTTAAATGCCCGGCACTTTCCTCTTTGTAGCATTTAAGACAGCTAGCCGGTTGTTCGCCCCGCAACATCATTTTACGAACGTTACGCATGTATGCACCGTTCCATGCTTCTGCCAATGTTGTGGTATTAAAGTTAGCAGGAACACCGTCGTCGTTTTTTAACACGCCAACTTCGCCGCCGCCTATTTTATTACTACTGTCTGGATCTTGAACACTGCTAGCATTACTTGTGCAACATGTACGCATTTTGCCATCTGGTCTACTGCTTAAATGTAACCATGGCAGCGCACAAAATGTTGGACTTATATTATATGTCATTTATTAAAATTTTTTAATGCCCAATGGCGCTCTAAGCACCACCAACACTCCATACACTCTTTGGTAAAGTTTTCTGTCTCAATTGCTCCGCCTTCACAACTTTTTGTGATGGAAAGCAACTCTTCTAAAATATTTAGTTCGTGTGCTAACCACATTGTGATTCGCTTATCAGCATTTCTGATTGGTTCATAATACTTGTGAAATTTCTCATACATTACTGCAGTAGCAAAACCATCTACATAATTATGAGTGTGATCTCTGTGAAACTCGTCGCTAGGAGGAACATCGGCGTCCTTAGGTGGATTTTTAGTGACACCGGAGTATTCGCAATAAAGCGTGTCAATTCCTTGCTGTGGTTCTAGACCATGTTCGGACAATCTTTCATTGATATGAGCGTCAGCATATTTCCATGTTAGAAAATTAGAAAGGTTTTCTTGTGTAGTAGTATAGCTACCTTTGTGACCTTGGTGATCGACTGTCGTTATCCACCAATAATTTGCGTCTTCTTTAATGGTATCATATATTATAACATTTGGAAATGCGCTTCTTACATAATTTATAATTCGGTCAGCATACGGAAATATATTAACTCTATCGTAGTATTTAAACCCAGTCGGATTACCACGCCTAACTGTTACCGGCTGGATGGCTGTTTTTATGTTACGTTCAGAAAATGTTTTAGCAATTAAATATAGCACAACAGCACTATCCATGCCGCCACTTAAAAAAATACTCACATTTACTGCTTCTATATCGATAGATACTTTGCCGTATGGGGTGTCGTATACTACATCATTTATGCAATATGGCGTGCCATTTACATCGATCTCTGTAACATAATTCATACTCTCCAACTTACTACCTCCTTATAATATTCTTCTGTCCAGTTTTTGTAATAACCGAGCTTTTCTAATTTCTTTGCTGCAATATCTAATTTGCTTTTTCTCTGCAGAAATAAAACATTATACTTACCATTGTTAAAAACAATATCGCCCATGCGTTCTTCATTATCAGTATGGTCATCTAAAAATATAAAGTCTTCTGGCATATACAAATCATTTAAGCTGTCTACTAATGTTGTTATGTTATCTTTGTTTACACTATCAGGCAAACGAATAACACCAACATCTAATAGCTCATCCCAATTAGCTACAAGCGTGTGTATTTCGTTAGTATTAGATATTTCGTAAAACTTTACTTTGTTTTCCAGATATGCTGTTTTAGCATAAGGACATTTAGAAAAGTTGTTTAGCATTGCAACTGGAGCAGATAGATCGTTTAGTATCCACTCACTCATGTATGTTTCAAATTCCGTAGTCAACTTGTCCACCTCTGCGTTTAATATCAAGTGTTAAGCAATGCCAGCCGCCATCCCAGAAAAAACTGTGACGCAATGGGCATACAATTGGTTCCATACCACGCTGCTTTAAGTTATCTACCAGATAAGGATTATCTGTGTTAACAACAACATGCTTGTCGTCAATAACTAAACAGTTAACATCGAAGATTGTTTCTTCGGCCATGCCTGTCCAGTTGCTTAGAAACTTCTCAACAAAGAACGTAAACTCATCGTTTTCTTCTTCACCTGGTACCCACCACTTGCCACGATTCTTGGCACGTAAGTCTAGCCAATGTCTAACATTACCCCAGTTAGGATCATCAAACCAAATGATCTCCCAGCCTTTGAAAATATGCTTGTATGGTTCTAGTTCTCTCGTTGCAACTACTAGTCCAGGTTTAATAACACTAAAGATAGAATCGTTGTGTCCGCCTATAGTGATCTTTTTATAATCAAACTCTGGGACTTTAACACTTAAGAAATCTTCTACCACTGTAGGCACTTGCCATGTATCTACAAAACATGTTTTACCTAAACGTGTTAGTGTTGGACTGCAAAAGCCGCCTAATGTTTCTGTTGCTCTTGCTGCTTCTAAGTTTTCTTCTGTAGGCTCTATGTTGTTGCGTGTTAAGTAATTCTTTAAGTTTTTGTCGCTGCGAGGCAATTGAACTTGCTCGTCCTTCATTGAAGTATCAATGTTTTCTTTACCAAACCATTCTTCAAACTTAGGTAGCAATGCTTTAATAGCATATGTATTAGGATCAGTAACAATAATCTTGTTACCCATAATAATGCTGTCGTCTCTAGGCTGCAACGGAGGATTAGGGATTAAGCTAGCACTAACGCCTGTTGTGAAGAAAGATCCGCCTACGTTGCGTTTATAACCAAGCTCGCCTTTTTCGTTAACATATTCTAAGATGCTGCTTTTATATCCCAACTCAGTTGGTGTTGCTTGATATATTTTAACATTGTGTTGTTTTAACGTAGACTTAAAATATTCTAAATCTTCGTTTGTTTCGTCTACAATCTTTTTTAGTGCATCTCGTATTTTAACATTTTTTACATCGTCAAAGAAGCTACTATCGTATACACTACCTACTAACAATTCTTCTAGTGGTTGAAATTCATCCCAACTGTTTATATTACTCATCTGGATAGTCTCTATATAATGCATGGTGAATAGTTTCACCGTCTACTAATTGATTAAATGCAACATGCACAGTTTCAATACTATCTTCATCTTCTAACACTGCAGTCATAGCATCGTCTAGTTGTTGCATATTTTTAAATTCCATTATAACATGAAATTCTGGCAAGTCAATGCTTCTGAATCCTAGCTTCATTCGTGTTAGTTTGTATGAATGCATACGATCCATTGAGACAAGTTGATCTAAAAACTTACGCATCTTTAGTGCAAAGTCTTTAGCTTCTACACCTTCTTTGGGATTAGCCCATATATGATAATAGTTCATTTACATTCCTCATTGCAGCGGGCCTAATATTTCAAACCCGTCTATTTTACTTTTATATTCATCAGCGCCGCCCAAGTATAGATACTTAAAGCCTAGTTCTTTATAATACGCACATTCGCTTTGTAAACTACTAATACCTAGCCTTAGCTTAGGTTTTTTATAATCCCACGCAAATTGTATTGCTTCTACATTCTTAGTATCATATCGTCTTAATATACTAAATCCTACTAACTGATCGTTATCATAATATCCTATGATATCATTATTAATATCGTTAAACTCGCTATCAAATATAGGCATAACGCTTTTAAATTTTTTGTGATTGCAATACTCTTTATATATCTGCTGCAACTCAACAACAGGAGCAGTTGTTAGCACTTTACTGTGTTGAATTACATTATAATTTGTTTTAGTTAAATCAATTCTGGCGTACATTTTCTTCTTTCGATATCGCAATATCAGCGCCGCAGCTACAGTAATCTCTATTACATGTAGTAGGACTGTTGGGTAATTTTATGTCGGTATCTTTATATATGTTACCATAAGGAGGAGTTATATAACAAGTAGAACCATAAACATCGCCATTGGATTGTATAGCTAACCTATCTATGCCAATATTACAACCCCACCCTTTAAACATGTCTTTGCCTTCATTGATTAAATTTTGTGGAGTAAACGGTTTACCATTATACAAAGGTTGCAAATCATCAATGATATCTATTTTTGATTTCCATAATCTATTCAATGAAAATTTACGATGTTCGTCTGTGTAACCAGTTATAAGACCGCTGCCGTCATGATTTTTAATTAATTTAACAGCAACATCAACATTTAAATCACTACTTTCAATATCATAATAAAACTTTTTTATTCTATCGTAATACCCCGGGGGCATCATTAAAAATACTTTCACATTATACTTATTATGTAAAACTTTAAGTATTTTAAAATAATGATCTTCGGTTGCAAATTCGGGATGAAAACTAAACCCTAATGTATCAATGGGTGCATTGAAATTTTCCCAATATCTAACAGTGCGTGATCCATTACTAGTAAACTGTATAGAAGTTTTTTCTGAGTGTTCGTTAACTGCATTACAAAATGATTCAAATTCGGGCCATAGCGTTGGCTCACCGCCCATTAAGTCTAGTATAAGAGGAGAGTTTTTTCTGAAGTTGTTAATAACCTTAATAACGTTATCATAATTATCAACCCATCGATATTTCCCATCGTGTAGATCTGAAGCACAATAACTGCACGAATAGTTACATACAGTGGTTGTAATCCAAACTACTTTTTTCCAGGGCTTGTTTAATGTTATGCGATTTACCATTAAATGAATTGTGCATTAAACGGATCAAACTCTGCTCCGCATTTCATTGCACATACTCCTAACTTACCGTCCTTAAGACTTGACCTTGACCAACTATCCTCAATGCTGCTTAACAATGGTCCGCTTACTACAGATTCTATGCTATTGTTTACAACGTTAATAGTATCTTTGCCGCCCGCAGCATCAATGTGATCCCAAATTTGTTCTACACGATAATCTTTATGCCACCACTTATACATGCGACCTCCAGTCCAACAGCACGGCATTAATAGTCCTTCTGCTGTAATGAATATTTCTTTTTTATCGATTGCCTTACATTTTATTTTACAAGTATCGTAATACTCTCGCATAGATCCATAAGACTTTTCGATTTCTGCTTGTTTAAGAAGTGCGAGATTTTGATTTTCCTTATCAGTCGGTTTTGCAATAACTGTTGTTTTCTCGCCTTTTCGATTTTGAGCCTGATGTGCATCTTTACTAATGCTATGCGCTGTAATGAAACGACCTGTCTTTTTCTTGATAAACTTTTCAACGCCCCATTCCTTTGCTAGTGCTTCTGCTTGTTCAATTTGATGTTCATTGTGTTGAAACACAATATAATCCCAGCGAGCTCTGCCGCCAGCTGCAATAAATGCTTGCATATTTCTTTTAATGTTATCCCATACAACGTTTTGCCTATACAAATGATTTGTATCTTCTAATCCATCAACACTAAAAATAACTGCACCGTTACGTCCAAACACACTAGCTAGTTTAGTCCACCACGACACATCTTTTGCACCGGCATTTGTGTTCATGCTTAACCACATCTTTGTGTTATGTTGTCTAAAATATTCAAATATTTCTAATGTATCTTTCGCAACAATTGGATCACCCAGGTTGCCACACATATACATTGTGTCAAGCTGTGCAATAAACTCAGGTGTAAAGATACGTTTACAATCCTCTAAGCTAAGTTCTGCATTTGTGATATGTTGATTGTCTGGACCACCATTCACATTACGATCACACATTGGACAAGCTGCTTGACATCGTTGCGTAACTTCTAAGTGAACCATACGTATATCACTGTAGTTATACATTTTTGTGCCATTCACTATAAATGCGACTACCGTCCCACTTGCATTCTCTTACTGTGCATCCTAGTAGTTCTGCCCATTCATAGTTTAATTCAACTGTCCAAGGAAAGAATACAACTTCCTCAACACCTTTAAAAGGATGATCGTTGATTCCTGGATTCTGCCTCCAGTATATTCTACCGCCTGATCTGCACATTGAAACTGCTTTCATTACTTGTTGGAATACAGTATGGTGATCTCCAAAGTTTAAACTGCCTAAGCAAAATATTGCGTCCCATTTTACATCGCCGGGATCAAATTCTTCAATGCTTACACGAATGTCTGCTGCATCGTTTGCAGGGTCAATTCCTAGTAATCTTGTTCCTAAGTGTTCTTTAAACAAGTTATATCCGCAGCCGATATCTAATACAGATTCCCATGGAGCGATTTCGTCGAGTAATGCCCACCCACTGTGTGTGAATTTAGAAAAGTCTGGTTGCCAGCTTTTCTCAAAATAGTTTATTAATTTGTGTTTGTCCATTAATTTGCAATCTTTCACTGAGTTACTCAGTCGGCGGAGTTAATATCTTTTTAACATGCTCGTCTAGCCAACCTGGTTGAGTAGAATGTATATACTTTTCATTAGCATCTTGTTTTAATATTTCATCCACTTGCGGATGATCCCATGCCATTGGGAAATCTAGCCAGTGAGCTAAACTCTTAACATAGTGTTGTTTATATAGATATAGTAATTCTTGACTAATATAAAACGGAGGCAACTTTAAGTGTTGTATAAGTTGGTGCATATTCCCCCACGTCGGGCCGCCACGTAGTCTTGTTTGTTGATGTGTTAAGATATTTTTGTCTCTGCCAATAATTACCAGTTGAACATTGATTCCGATCTCTTCTACTTTTTTTATAAAATCAAAAACTGGCGGCACTTTAGGCAACCAGTTTTCGATATAAGGATTTGATATACTTGTTACGGCGTATTTTTTACCGCCCATTATGTTTATATCAATTTCGTTTGTATTATTCCAGTAATAGTTAAATGGTTCCTTGTAGTGGGGTATAAAATACCCCTCGGGTGTAAGTGCATCTTTCCAACCATGCACTTCTTCATGCAAGCTGAATATTTTACCAAATAAATGGTTACCCGAACCTTGTGGTCCTACAAGAACAATCATTTTCATACTGCGACTCTCTTTTTATCAACAGCACTTATCAGATAAGCTAATGCTCCAGAACCGAAAATTGCTATTAGTGTTCCTGTCATAGTTAACACTGGGCCTCCGCCAAATTGTTGACCATACACAAATATAGGGAATCCAACAATAAACGCAATTACAATACCCCAGAACATACCACGTTCAGTGATTAATTCAGGCTTCCATAAGTGCAGCATCATTGGCCACCATACAGTTGCTCTCATCACACCAAAGAACAAGAAAATTGTCAACAGTGTCATTCCTGGCCAGTTTGCAATTACAAGTGCCATAGTAGCTAGTGCTAGCATACCACCTCTTGACCATTTGATATTAGCTGCTTCGCTATCGTCGTTGCTAAACTTGTTTTTGATGTCATGTCCTACTAGTGATGCAGCACTATTAAGTTGACTGTCTAATACTGCAACAAGACCTGCAAGCAACATGAACAACACAATAAGCACTGTCCAGCTTGGCAAGAAGCTACCAATGGTAATAACTGTAGTCATACCTACTAGTTCTTTTGGAATTTCTAAGCCAGCACCTGCAGCAACAAATCCAAGTGAACCGATCATCAAAGGTACAAATACGAAGATAAATGCGCCGCCGATAAACGCTGCCTTAATACGATCTTGCTTGATAGCAAATGCTCTCTGATAAAAGCCGTTGTCTCCCCATGGCGCACCAAGGTGTCCAAGTGCGGTACTCATACCTACTGCCATAAACACACCAAGTGCAAAATCGTTAACTAGGCTTGCACCATTGCCAGTTATACCACCAAGTCCGATTGAAAGTGTAAGGCTTCCACCTGCAGCACTCCATGCCCATGGAATAACTACAAGTATACCGACCCATAACACAACAATCTTAAAGATTTCAGTTACAACGGACGCTTTTAAGCCTCCACGCAATGCATAAACTAGTGCAATAGCAGCAAGAGCAACTGTAACCAAATTATAGTTGATTCCTGTAATAGTTTGAACTGCCTGAGATCCTGCAAGTGCGTTGATCGCAAACGCACAACTTGCTAGCATCCAAAGTTCTAACAAGAAGATATTTTGCACACGGCTGCTAAACTTTTCTTTAATGTAGCCCGGCAGTGTAAAGCCCAATGGTTGACTTGCCCGTAGCTTGTGTACAAATAAGCCAAATATAATCAGACTTAGAAAGTTACCGATCGTAAACCAAAACAACCCAGCAATACCGTTCATGTAAGCCATCTGGGCTGAAATAAACAACGCAGGTGCCCATGCCCATGCAGCGGCGGTACTCATCGCCCCTGCGGTTCCACCGATTTCTCTACGTGCAACCAAAAAGCTAGTCTTGTTATCGGCATAGCCTTTAACATAACACGCAGTCAGTGCAAATACTACGGCACCATACAGTAATATTAACATCCAACCAGCTGATTGGTTAAACAACGGAAATAAACTTGTTAGATCCATTTTATTCTCCTTTAATGTATCTATATACTACTCGTTCAGCAGGTGTACTTACATCGCCAAACTCTACTCTTTTCAACTGCTCGTAGTACGGCTGTTGAAGTGTTTTTCTATATTCGAATACTTCAGCAAACAATTCATAATCACAAACTTCCCAAGAAAGAAAATTAGAAATTTTATCAAAAAACTCTGTTGGTTTAGAATGATTGACATCGTGCATGTTAACACGTAGCAGATTTTCATTGCTGTATTTTTTATTAAACGACTCTGCTGCAATATCTGCCTTGAGTCTAACAAGCAAGTCATCCTCATCTGTAGCTTCTATCATCCCGTACCAACGTGCTTGATCCATTGTTGGTTCATTGCGAAGGTATCGCATTAAATGCTCTTCCGCTGTAGTGCATTCTATCAAAATCATCTTATCGTTATTTTGCAAATTACTAATAGCAGTTTCTATACTAGGGTTTAGTTTTTCTCTAACACCCACAGGCCAGCCTGCGTATATATTATAGTCCCATGGTTTTTCTTTGGATCTTGCTAAATCCATCATTGCAATAAAATTGTCATTGTTTTGTATTTTACAGTAAGTAACGTATTTGTGTCCACTACCGTCTGGCAGCAAAGGATTATCAGTAACTACTGGTTGATGCTTTTTGCGTTCTACACTAAATCTATCAACAACCCAACTTACAAAACTACCATATGCGCCAGGTTGATATGCAAGGCAAATTAATTGTGTCATATTAAATATTTTCTCTTTAAATTATTATTTTTTATCTTTTATAAAAGACGTACTGTTATCGTGCAATAGTATTACTTCTTTACCTGGTCCTACCATTGAGGGCAACCCGTTGTATTCTTTTATATACCACTCGATAACTGCACGATACCATTTTTGACTGTCATGATGTGCAACTTTATTAAAGCGATGTATGTTATTGTTTGTTGCTTCGATGCACGCCATTGCCCGGGCTGATTCTGTTTGTAGTTCTCGTAGTGTTAAATTACTTATATCCAATTCTCATAAACCTATTATACTTTTCTAGCTGCAATACTCCTGAATACAATACTGTTTTCATAGGTGTATGTGTTGCAAACTCATCTAAACTATTGTAGCAATTAGTGTGCATATCTAAATCATTATAATCATTCGCTTGTAATACTAGTAACTTGTTATCCGGTAACATGTTATACCAACGACTGAATTCCGTAATATGTTCACAACTAGTATTAATTATCGTATCAGGTTTGTCACTAATAGGATAACTCATTCTATCATTTTTGTTACTCCAATATTGCCAAGTTAAGGAATTATAATCAATATCTAAGATGTCCATTGGCAATGCTTTAAATTGCCAATTATTGACAAACCATTGCTTATTAAACGTTTCCGCAATATCAACTGTTGTTTCATCTATATCAAAGCTTCTAATAGCTTTTACTTGTATATTCGATTCGAAAATCATAGTGGCTAATATACCATACCACCCTGCACATAAAAATACTGTGCCAAGAGGTTTATTGATTTTCTCTAATTCCGTAATAACCCATTGCTTGCTTTGCAATTGACCTCTGCTAAAACAATCTGGATCAAACTTAACATTATTAACAAACAAACTTTTTAACGCACTAGTAAATTGCGTATCAGTATACATAGACAATAACGGCCATAGTTTCCATGTGTTGTCTTCTAGTATTAATTTTCTTAACTCGTCATTGTCGACAAGTCGGAAAATACTATGCAAATTTTGCTCCATAACTGCCCGTCGTAAATCATCCGCATTACCAGTTACTTTAGAGTAGCCAACTAGCCTAAACACACTACTCAAATCATGATCTATATATGCTCGTCTAAGATCAGATATTGGTTCGTTATTGCTATACAGCAATTCGTAACGATCTAAAATTTCGTGTGTTTGCAACGGAAAAATATAATCAATCATTGATATAGTTAATCTTCGCCGACTGTTTTTTCAAATTGATTACGCAACCATTCAAAGTCATTGATCTTTTTTAATGATTTTAGATCGTTACGATAATAAGATCCAAACTCACGTCCTTGGTTTGCGCCCATAATACAGTATTCGCCGTAAGGTCTATCTTTACCACGACTACACCAAATGTTTAATCTATATTCATTATCTATGTTATCACCGTTGGGAATGATGCTACTTGCAAGTTTAGCACATTCTCTAAATGCACTTTTCCAAGTTTCAAACGGATTGGTATTGAATGCAGTAATGTTACTAATTTGAAACTTAGGAACAAATGGACACCCGATTGTGGTTGTCATGTCAACATTCCATTTTTTAGCTTTTAGCAATTCTTTGCGTGGAAATAATTTCGCACCTCCATATCCATAAACAAGGTCGTTTACAGGATTTCGACTGCGCCATACATATACGCACTCTGTTTCTGGAACATGACCGTATTCTAGCTTACGTGCATTTGGCCTAAAGCTGAATTTAAAATCTTCTTCTATAATAGCATCAGCATCTATAACATAAAAATGACTTGTTTCTGCAATTTCCGCTGCAGCCTTATGTGCATTAAAAATGCCGTTAACACCCTGTACACGTTTTGCGTGGGGTGCAAATAATTTTAAGTATTCAAAGTTTTCGTCTGCGGTTTCTTCGTAATAACTTATTTGAACTACATCTAACATATTTTAAACCTTAATCATATATAAAAGGATCACGCTTGCGTAATTCTTCTAAACGTTTTTTTAAACGTTGATTTTCTTTGTAACGTGTCCATGGATACATTATAAAGTTTTTTATTTTGGTAAACATATTTTAATCCCATACGTTTTAGACCAACGCTCAGCATCGTCCTTATTATTAACCAATGGTTCGCCTTTAATATTAAGGCTAGTATTTAAAAGCATTGGACAACCAGTCAAACGTTTCCACTTAATTAATAATGCTCTAACATCTGGACAATCATTTGGTCCTACTGTTTGAACCCTACTCGTGCCATCGTAATGTATAATAGCAGGAAACAGATCCGGATGCTTGCATCTTGCAATATACTGCATATAAGGGCTGCTGTCAACTGGCATTTCAAAATAGTCTTGTACATCTTCTGCTAGTATCATAGGAGCAAACGGTCTAAACGCTTCTCTGTGTTTAATATTATTAACACGATCTTTGACTTCTACACCACGTGGATCAGCGAGTATACTACGATGACCTAAAGCCCTCGGCCCAAATTCTGCACGACCAGATGCAACTGCAGTTATCTTATTCTCTAGCAGCTCGTCAATAACTTCTTGTACAGGATACGCTCCAGGGATGTCTGTTCCACTATATACATCGTAATTAATAAACTGTTTCTTGTGTGCTAACACTGCACCTATTGCGCTGCCCGCATCTCCTGGGTTTGGCATAATCCAAACATTTTTGTAATACTTTGTAGCAATGTTGTTCGCTACACAATTTAAAATACACCCACCCATTAGCACTAAGTTATCAGTGCCAACATGTTTCTTAGTATATTGTACCAGGCCGTCAAATATTTCTTCGTATAACCGTTGTGTGGCTGCAGCAATATCAGCATAATCTTGTACACTAGTTAACTCTGGCGCCCATCCCATACAGCCACGATGATAGTTATCTTTAAATAGTACACGTGGATCGTCAACTGTTGGCATTTTTAGTATAAAGTCTTTACGCATACGATGATATACATTCTTAGATTTACCAATTGCAGCCATGCCCATTAGAATATATTCATGTTCTTGCGGCTTAAGACCTAAGCGTTGCGTCATTGCACTGTACCATATACCAACACTGTCTGGATATGTTTGATGCCAAGTACGCTTTAGCTTATGTTTCTTTCCATGCCATACACTGATTGTGTCCCACTCGCCGATACTATCAACAACCAATACTGCAGCATTGTCAAAATTTGATGTATAGTAACCTGCGGCTGCATGACTTAAATGATGGCTAGTTGTAGTAGACTTAGGTGCGTCTGCATAGTATCTACGCATATATGTAGTAGGAGATTCTTTGCGTAGTAACTTGTATTGTCCTGCGTATAGTTGTCTTATTTTCTTGAGCCACGGTTTTTCATAGTAATAAATTTCCGTTGGCTCGCCATATGTGAGTGCTTCCGAGATCAAGTCAGGGTGTAAGTTCTTATCGTTTTTGATTCTACTGTAACGCTCACTATGTGCAGCAAACAATAATTTTAATTCAGTTTTATTTGACAGTCCTTTTCTGCTATGTTTAAATACTGCTAAACTAGCATCGTGGGACATGCCTGTCCATCCCCATATTATCATATTATATACTTTCCAGAATCTGATTTAATAATAGTTTATAGTTTTGTTCATCACCAGGTATACTAACTCTTACATAATTAGTGTTAAAAATTCGACATTGTTTGGTTAAAATGTTCGATAACTCTTTTTTTAAATCAATATGTATAAAATTAGTGCAACTACCAATATGGTTAACGTTGTGTGTTTTTAATGTCTGAAGTAAATGCTGTCGATTTATCTTAACATCATTGACATAATTATCAATTTGATCTTTGTATTTACTTAACACTTCTAGCCATGATATACTCATTGATGTAATATCGTTCATGCTTTTTATTTTGTTCAAAAGATCTCTATTAGATTTTGTAGATACTGTATAACCTACACGTATACCTGCACTTCCAAATGCTTTACTAAATGTTTTTATAACTATTAAATTAGGATGAATTTTAGCTAACTCGCACATCGAACTTTGATTACTAAATTCTATATATGCTTCGTCTATCGCAAGCATTATGTTATATTTGATACATGTTTCTAATATTCGGTTAATATCAGTTATGTCAATTAAATTACCCAACGGACTATTAGGGTTGCTTAATATTACTAAATTAGTTTTATCATTGATAGCTGAAACTATCACATCTGTTGGACACTGCATATTACTATAACAGATATCAATTAAATTACCGTTAAACATTTTTGTATAAACTTCATACATAGGAAACCCTGGAGACGTTGTTATAACGTTTGATCCTGGTTCTACATATATTTGAAATATATTACGTATTGCTCTGTCGCTTCCGTCAAATAACATCAAATGACTTTTGTCAATTTTAGTAATATCTTCTAATAATCTATAACCTTTGCCGATATCTGGATAGTATCTGATATCTGATTGACTTAACGAGCTTTTAAAATCGTTCCACATATTATGTATAAAAACACTATCACGTTCGCTTGCATGTAATCTTAATGCATCGATTGAACCATATGCTGTATCATTACGAATTATGTTATCTATATGTTTATTATACTTAATCATATTATACTCCTAGCTGAGTTAATACAGGCGCCAATTCTTTATAGCTGCAACTAGCACAATGTTTAGTAGGAGTATTCGATAAGCAGCCTTGCTTGACGTTCTGAAAATCAACTCCATTGTGTATTTCTTCAATTGATTTTTCAAATATATTACCAAAACTTTTTGCTGCGGTATTCATACAACAAGCTAATATACGTCCTTCTACTGTTGCATATAATCCTGTTTTAACCCAAAAACAATCCTTAAAATTCCAGTCGCCTCGGCCTTTAATACTAGACTGCCATTTTGTTTTAAGATAGGTTAGTTGTTCGTCGGTATATTCTAACGGCACAGACCTCGTTTCACTCCAGTCTTGTGCAATGTTTAATCTAAGTTCAGTTAGATTATAAGGTAAAACAATTTCATCATATACTTTTTGTATATCGTCGATATTACTAGGATTAACTACATAGTTGCATGTAATTTGACAATCATGTCTGTCTACCTTTTGTAATTCATCTAAAAATTTAATTAGTTTAGACCATTTACTTGGTGACCTGTCACGCTCGTATGTTTCTTTATATCCATCTATACTTAGATACAAATAGTCAATATACTTTAAACTGTCGGGAAACCAAGTAGCTACATTCATACTATATTGACAATTAGTAGCACTAATAAGTCGTGCATTAGGAAAATAGTCTTTAAATGTTTTGCATATAACATTAAACTCTGGATGTAAAAAGGGTTCTCCCATGCCCATTAATTTTGCTTCTTTGATAGGATGATGCGCTATTTTGTCTAATAAGCGTTTAAATTTACTAACTGACATATGCTGCAAATCACCGATTACTTCGTGCCTGTTACAGAAACTACATTGTAAATTGCAATGATTTGTTGTTTCGATGTATGCGTATTCTATCATAGTATTAGCTTTGCACAAAAGGATTTTAAATCAGAATCTGGATAGCTAGCGGGCATTTCAATAATATCAAAATCTTTAAAAAAATCTCTGCTATAAAACATTAGCGGAGTGGTCTTGTATTTTTCTTTTAATTGACTAATAGTCAACTGTTGTCTGTACGCTTGTGTTTCTAAAAAGATATCTTGTGTTTCTATATCTTTAATGTCTGTTATCATAACTCCTACGTTTGATATCCTACGCATTTGATTTATAACTGATGACGCATAATCGTAATCTGGAAAGTATTGAAATACACTGTTAGATATACAATAATCATAGCTGTTACTTTTAATCGACGTTGTGTTGTTAAAAAAATTATTTTTTTCTATTATTTTATTACAGTATTCGACAAAATACTCACTAATGTCACAACCGCCTACATTGATGTTTTTATAGTTTTTAAAATAATATAGCAATGCACCGTTACCACAACCATATTCAAATATAGAACTAATGCTTCCTACTTCATTTTCTAAGAAATTTATAAAATCATAATATGACGACTGATCAATTTTAAAAATCGAACTATGTAGTTTATAACTCGACTCCTTGCTATCAGTTACTGTTAGACTGTGTGTTATCGAATCTGTATTTTTATTCCACACAAAGTCTTTTTTATTAATTACATCATTCCAATTCATCTTATTGATTTCCAAAAATCATTACTATCTCTAGGAACATTAATCGCAACTGCGCTCGGCAGTGGGTTTGATGGACTTACATCATTGATTAATATCCTAGGTGCATGTGGTAAACCACATATTAATACAAAATTTTTAAATCCAATTCTGTATAATATTTCACTTGTTTTTTCTTTATACTCTTCTGGTCTACTAGTCGTAAAAACTAAGGTAGCGCCATTGTTTTGCTTTTGTAGTAAAAAATCTATTGCATTTGTAATCAGATCAGGCTCAGTGTTGTAATTATTAGAAAAATATCTACTTTGATTTTCAAAAATAACACCATCTATGTCACTAAAAATTGTTATAGATTTGTTGATATAATTTATATAATCCTGATATGTGCCGCAATCAATGTAATTTTCAACTTCGATTCCTTTATAAATCGAGTTGTTATAGTCTATATCAAATTTAATAATGTGACTTAAAAAGATTTCGTCAGAGGACTTACTTATTTTTTCATAACATTTCATATAACGAAAGCTGCTATTAAAACTATAAGTGCCGACACAAATATTATTACTTACTACTCTTTTTTCTACAATTTTGTTAACAATGTTATTTTCTAATGTAATGAAGCTTTTTGCTGCAACATTAGTTAAATTAGGATAGTTTTTTAAATCTATATATGTTATAAAATTATCGTTAGTTAACGTATGATTATAAAAACTATCACAATCATGACTTAAAAAAGGGGTATCTTCTTCCCAATTACTAACTACTTTATATATTGTTTCTGCAGGGCCATTGGTAAAATGGTCGAGCACTACTATGTCAACTGTATCCCCATATACATTTTTTATAGTGTTATATGCATCGTACTTTTCGCAATGCTCCTTAACAATAACAAATGTTATAGGATACTTTCCATAATATTGCATTGCAGCATTCATGAACATCAAATTGCCATTGGGCATTGTTAACAAATACTTAGGTCTCGACCCCGGATATCTACTACTACGACCAGCGCAAGGTATTATTATTTTCATTTAGTCTGTTAATCTCTTTTAATAAAAACTCGGTTTCACTTTGTATTTTGCTATAAGGTAGTATTCTCGACAGCATTAACTTGTAAATTTCATCATTGAATAAACCTGTGTATTTTTCATTCAACTTAGCGTATATATAATCGCACGAAATTTTCCAGTTATGCTTAATATCTTCGTCTCGAACAAACCATAGTCCAGTTAAATCTTGTCTTAATTTATTAATATCAAAATATATGCTATCCCACACCGTGTGACTTATGTCTATTAGATAAAACTTATTATCATAATACAATATATTATCTAAGGTGAAGTCTCCGTGCGTAATAGATTTTGGTAACACTGTATTAAAATCATATGTTGTAACGTTGGGTATGTATTTTTTGTAATTTTCAAATTTTGACTCTATTACGTATTTGTAATCAAACAATGTATTAGAGTTTTCATAACAGTAGTCAATATAAGAAGATATAAACTCTATTAGTCTGTCCAAGTCTTTGATAGTTGCATGTTCTAAATAAGTTTTTATAGAGATACCCGGGATATACTCCATAAATATACTATCATTGGTATGAAAATGCAATAAGGGTTTATTAAACGGCAATGAATTCCATTTTTGCACTACGTCGGGGACATTAGAAACATTAGTTTTATATACTCCGACTGTATTGTCAACTGATGCCAATTGAACAATACTATTAGATCTTCCTTTGTTAAATGTATGTAATATTTTCATTAGGTTTTTATGAAATATAAATAGATAAAGTCATATATTATATGAATCTAAGATTAAGTAAATTGATTTCGCACTGCGTAACATCTGACAATTCCATCACTGGTATTTATCAACATTAGGTTGACGGTGTTAAGTTGTGTAGACATCACTTATAAATAAATTTCTGTGTTGTGTTTCATTATGAAAAAAAATAAAAAAATAGCAGTATGTATGTATGGTCAGCCTCGAACATGGAAATACTGTTTACCATACATATTAAAATTTTACGATATACCAAATGTTGAAGTCGATTATTTTGTATCGGTTAAATCATATCAGATGACGGGTGAATACAAAGATTCATCAGTTACTGAAATCACACAATGCGAAATATCGGATATAATACAATCATACAGTCCAAAAAAATACTCAGTGATTAATTATTCAGATGAATATTCACACGCAGACGACCATAGAAATATATACCATACTATCGTTGATAGCATCATGTTAAAACAACAACACGAATATGAAACTCCAGAGTTTTATGATTTTGTATTTTTACAACGTTTTGACGCCATTGTACATCCAGTAAATCTATTAGAGCAATTTTTTAATAGTGAATGGTCTAATATCCATAAAAACAACTGTACATTGTATTATTTGTCCGACAATGAGACACCCACATCTATTTTTTCACCGAAAGGTATAAATGACATTTGGGTAGGCGGTTCTAATGTAGTAATGGATATGTTAGGTGTTGACCTTATCAATTATATCGGATATGCTTCGGGGACCGACAAAACTGCAAATTCAAATAAAACAATTGTTCCTATGTTTAGTGATCCGCATGATTTGTTTTATAGATTATGTTTAAAAAACACAATCAACTTAGAACTATGGAATAATGCTGTTAACAATGTTAATATTAAAAGTTCTATAATACGTCTTAGTTCTGATTTAAGTCTGGATGTATTCGATCCTACGTCCATTGATAGGCACTATCAACAGTATTTAGACGTTAACTATAATAGAAAATTAAAAGAGTTCAATGCATAAGACGACTATTGTTTTTTACGGTGAGAGTAGTGATTACGAAAACTGTGTTGCGTCGTTGACAAGCTTCGCAAATATTAAAGTGTATCATGCTAATATAACACCACAAATTATAATCAATGACAGATTCCAAAACTTAATTTCAGTGTCTTATAATCATTGGCATTTGGGTATAAAAATGTTTAATGAAAGAAGAAATGCGTTGATAAATACCAAAAATTATGTAGTAGCAGCAACTAGTAAAACTTACATGCACATACCCGAACTATTAGATAGACCAGTAGATCATTCTTATCGAACACTGTTTACAATAAAATCTAGTAGTTCTGTATACGATCTATACATGTGTGATTACGTCACTTTTATGAAGGTTACATTGTTTTGGAAACGAATAAGCAGTATAGAAGATAAAAAAATAAAAAACAAATTCATTGATCATTATATATTACCTATTGTGAATAATAACATAGAAACTGAAATCTGGAATCAATGGTTAGACCAATTAAATATTACATTAATTAATTGCCGTTAGCTAGATTATATAATGGCGTAAGATTGTTTAAGTAAACACGATCAGTTTTTAATACCGGATCTCTTAACACTTCTAAAAATTCGTTATACTGTGTGTGATTCTGTTTAACTATGGTTCTTTTTTCGAAATCTTCTTTGTTCCAAGTTCCCCAATCTGCTAACATACTAAAATTTATGCTAGAATAGTTGTCGCATATGTTTTTAATTAATTTGACAAACTCGGGCATTTCTTTAAAGTTACCAGCTTGTACTACAAAGTCAAATGCTAATTTTATTCTAGGATTGGTCTTGCTTTGTTGATTTAAAAACATTACGTTTTCGATTAACTGTTCCCAATGTCCACCGATTCTGGTAATATTTTCATATGTTGATTTTGTACCGGCATCAAAACTTATACGTATATGGCCTAGATTTTTATGTATTTTGTGTAAACTATCCCACATTTTTTCAGTAAACATTACACCGTTTGTTAAAAGTTTGACTCGTAAATTAGGCAGAATATCACCGTTTATGTTTTGCAACATAGTTCTATAGATTTTGCTTGCAAATGGATCGCCGCTACCAGTGACAACTATTTCCATTTGCCGTGTACTAGGCTTAGACAAAAATGTATCTATTATTTTTTGATTAATTTCCAATCTACGCTTGTATTCTTCACTACCTTCATCATACATTATTTTCTTTGTACGACAACTTGGGCATCGCAAATTACAGCTTTCGTCTTCGCTGAATGATATTATAACTGGTAGTTCAGCTTCCAATTTTTGTGATTTTATAGTGTTTCTGGTTTCATCGTCAATGTGATGATCGTTGTCAATGGATGACAAATCCGGAAGCGTGTTACTAGAAATAAATGGGCATAATACTGCATCGCAATATTGCCAATTTCCAGTGAATACTTGATTTCTTAGTAATTTGGCTTTGTCACCGTTCCATATTTCTGTTTCAAAATCGTCAGTTAATATATTGCCTATCCTATAAGGCAACCATGCAGGACAACACAACCAGCAACTACCGTCGTGTGTTATTTCTATAGAATTAAACAATTTAGAACAGTACTTTCCAGACAAGTTATTTTCAGATACAACTGTATTAAATGTGTCTCGTTTCCAGACTTTACCAAAAATTTTATCATCTATACTTTTATTAGAGAATGGTCGCACAGTCATTTTTTAATACCCAATGAATTATCTGTAGTTAATGCATTAACAAACAAATATCCAACATCGTCAAAATTGTGATACTTTGCAGTACCTATACTTAACACATTACCCCAAGCCGGTACGTCTTCTGTTTTGCATTGTTCGATATATTGTTGGTTTGGTACAATCCTACTAGGTGCACAGAAGTAAAAGTCTATATAATTAGTAATTCGATCATAATTGCTTATTTCGTTATGAGATACGTGCCCGCTAATAGACCATTTTTCGTATTGTGGTCTACCTATATCCATAAACGGAACAACGAGCGAATCATGACCAAATATCGTATCACCAGGTTTAACTTTATAATCGTTATAGACAAAATTAACAGAAGATAGACGTATATTGTGAATTGCACTATGTCTATAGATAAATTCCAGTGTATGTACCATATTATTAATATGATCTGTACTTGTATTTTTGTTTTTTAAATCATTGTTTAACAGATGGTAAATCTCGTTTGTGTCCGGATTGTATATGTTTTTGTTGTGTTTTTCTAATGCTTCGCTGCTAAATGCAGCCCATTGTTCGTGAGTTAATTCTAAAAATCTGGTAGAAGGTGTGTTTTCTATACGATAAATTAAGCTATTGTCGAGCTGATGTTTAACTATTAGTTCGTTAACAGTATCTAGCAATGATCTCAGCTTGTTCCATGCAGCATCGTATTGCTGTTTCAATGATAGTAGATAATCGTTGTTTACATCTGCTAATACTTGATCAGTCGATTTAAAAACAGTTGACATCCAATAATCGGTAAAATCTGTATTTGAATTTTTTATTTCGATATCTACATCGTTTAACGATATACGCATTTTATTTGTCTCCAGTAGTAAATACTTTAAAACTTGTGGTTGCAACAAATTCCCAAGTTTCCCCTGGCATTGTATAGTGAAGCTGCCTGGTAGGGAAAATGTTGTCATAATATTTAGGTATTATATCAGTAATTATACGTTTCAATTCATTTGCACGATTTAAATTTTTGCAGTATACAGCTTCTTTTTCACCAAACCAAACTGGGAATAGTAGCCCTTTTCTTACCATATCAACACCTATTATGATACGTTGCATACCGCAGTTTGCTCTATGATCGTCAATGAACACTAATGCATCGTCGCTTAATACACTGATGCAATACTCCATTATGTCCCAGTCGATTGGACAATCTAGCCTTAACAAATCAAATGCTAAGTTCGGATGTAAGTTTAATGTTTGTGACAAAATATTTGTGTTTTTAACAGTGTTAACGTCGTGGCTTATTAGGGTAGTTTTCAGTCCAGGTGCAGTTTGTTCTAAGAATCTATAAAAATCTGCTTCATCTGTCGGCCAGTAATAATTTTCATCATTGAAGTTATTTTCTATCCAATTGAAGTTTTCAAACAATATCCAATGACAATCGTCGATACCCCCTATCTTATACAGTGTTTTAGGCCAGCCGCCACTACCGGCACCTAATTCTATTGCTCCTCGAGGATTTATCGATTGTAGTAATAAACTTGAAACAATAATGTCCGGAGTCTCTGACATAACTTTCATTTGTTCACGTATATTATTCATAGTGTAATAGTTGTGCAGATGCATATTAGTGTGTACCTTTAAACATATAAATTAGTAGTATAATTTTTTGGTTTTTTTGCACACATCTTTGAACAACACAACATTCTGCCGTTTTCATGTGTATGCAACCATGTTTCTTCTATTTTTTTAAAAAACTCGCCGTTGACAATTTCTTTTAACGACTTATTTTTAGCGTTGATTTCTGTTTTATTGATGTTGGTTTCTAACCAGTGTTGATATTGTAATGCATCTGGTGTGCCGTTGTGCAACTGACTTTCCACCCCTAGAAAACAACACGGATGTACATCGCCATTGCTGTCTACGTAAATTTCTCGATTGTTAGAAGTCATACAACTTATTTCAGTATCATCTAAATATGAAAATGCAGCTAACTCTTTTTTTAGATACTCGGTTGTATGTGGCAGTAACTGTTCTGTTGCTTGTTTAAACTTATTAATAGGCATATCATACCGCATACGTGTTGTATCAGGTGTTATGCTGTGTGCTTTGTTTTGTAATGTGGGATCGCTTGCTTGATTGATAAAGTATGCAAAAGTGCCATCTTCGTCTATAACACGCATAGTACTATAAGATTCGTGAAAAAATTCAAACCCAAATGGTCGTTTTACTTTAAAGTTATCGAATTTCATTCTTGTTGCAGTACTTCTGGCGTCTTCAATTTGATGTTCGTTATGTGCAAATACCAAAAATTCCCATGTAGCACTACCACCTGCGTCAATAAAACTTTGGGCGTTTTCTATAACTCTGTCCCATATCACGTTCCGTCTATATATATGATTGGTATCAGCCAAACCATCAATACTAAAGACCACATGAATGTTAGAATTAGATTTTGCCAGTTGTGACCACCATGCAGTATTCCTAATACCACCATTGGTGTGTATCTTGCAAACTATAGATGGGTTTAACATACGGATATAACTTAAAATATCTGGTAAATCCTTGCAGTAGATTGGGTCTCCGTAATTACCGCACATTAGAAAAAATTTAACTTGCTGCAAAACTTCTGCAGAAAATATTGTTTTAAAATCTTCTAACGACATTGTTTTAGGTATAAGCCATGGTATAGTGTAGCCGCCATCAACATTACGTGGGCAACTTGGGCAAGCTGCATTACATGCGCTACTTAACTCTACATGTATTCTTTCTAATTGCTCGAACTTTATCATTCTGTTAAATCTAGGTTAAAGTTATAAAAATGCTCTAAAAGCATTTTATTCAAAGGGTATGTATCCAAATAGGACATATTTCTACGTTCATCCATGCGTTGCCACCAACCAATGAATTGCGTGTTTATTTTTTTAGTGCCTGCCCTTGCATATAGGTTATTTATATGCTCGTTAAAATTTCCTATTAATGAATCTAATTTAACCTTAGTTGCAGTATGACCCGGAGTTTGTAATACACGATTTATATGTTTTGAAAATTCATTTTTTAATCTGTTATGGTCAACAAACTCTTTTTGCATATATGCAATATCAGTAAACCCGCCTTGCACAACATTAAGAGTTAAATTCCAATATGTACCATAATTAGCATATCCCATTATACCGAACACCCAATCTAAAAATTCGTCAAATTTCGGGTAATTGAAAAAGTTAAAAGTAGTTGTGAAGTAAATTTTATCTACTTTATCTTTGATTAGATTAACATTCGATTCGAATTGTTCCCAATTGAGATGAAATCTGGTTTTTTCAGCTCGATCTTTAATGTCTTCTATGCTGATAGCGATACTCCATTCTAGTTTGTTTTTAGTACTGTTAACAGTTTTTAACAATCTGTCCATTAACGCAGGCTTGACCATAAGGTTTGTGGTAATCATAACTAGCGGTTTGACTTCAAAATCATCACAGTGCTTTGCAATATATTCTAATATATCATAAGTGTCGGTTATAAGCAGTGGTTCACCGCCTAAAATGTTAAACACTATTCTTCTATCTTTCGGTAGTTGAGTTAGATATATTGCAAGTTGAGTTAATATTTTTGTTTTCCAGCTTTGATCTAGATCAGAACTGTCGTCCGATTCGCCTAACTCTTTTGCCCAGGATGTGCTACTCCATGGTCCGCAATATATACAGGCCAAATTGCAACTTTTACCAATATCGAATTCAAAATATTCTACAAAGTTAGAATTTAACAATTCGGTATTATAATGGTCAATAAATGCATCAGACCACGAATTCCAAACGTGCCTAATACTGTGTTCATCATTTTCTTTACAATATAAACAACTGTCGGGTAAACAGTTGTTTACTATCATACTATTTTTGTCGTTAATAGTTTGTTGATTTTTCTCAAATACGTCAGGACCCAGAGTATCAATTGTGTCCAAATTTATTATATTATCTGATTGTTTACAGCAGTGTTTAATTGATTTTTTAGCAAAACTAATATTAGTATCAGTCCACAATCTACTGCAAACGTTACGGCTAATTCTCATTGTGTCACATATAACCTTTAAATTCTGGCACTACGTCTAATATATTATTGTTTCTATATTTATCTTTGCCTTTTGTCACATCACAAAAAACTTCCCACCAATTTATATCGCTAGTATTATTTGCTAACAATTTTTCAAAATATGCAAAATCTACATTGTCTAGTGTTAAAAATGAATTATCCCAGTTGTCTTTAATATAATTTAAAAAACGTTGTTTTAGCGGTTCTGGCATACAGTTGATCATATACTCATTTTCGTTAACAGAATTAAAATACACTTCTATGTTATTTTTAGTATAAAACTTCAAACTATTAATAATATCAAATGCACTGTAATTACTAATAGTATATGATATTCCTATCCAGGACACTATACCGTTTGATTGATATTGTTTTGTTTTTATGATATTGTTTTCGAACACTTTCCATTTACCTGGGAACCTGTTGTACTCAAACACATCGCCTATACCGTCTGCGCTAAACAATATAGAAACTCGATCGAATTTAGAAAAGTAGTCAGTAAACCATTTATCATCAAACACGCTGCCATTTGTAGCATAGTTAAGTGATATATTTTTACTTCTACCAGTTTCTACTAGATAACGCACTAATTCCCACTGTTTTTTAATAAGCCATGGTTCACCGCCATAGAAATCTAAATGGGTAATATCAGACGTAATGTCAAAAATTTCAGTCCAAATTTGTTCAGACTTATACCAATTATATTGGTCTTCGATGAATCCTTGCATTCTGTCTGGACGTATTATCGCAGTTTCAGCAGCAGTCATACTACTAGCAGCTGGGTTGCATATTACACATTTTTGATTGCATAAGTTGCTTAATTTTATGTCTAATGTTTTAACATTAATATGTTCAACTTTTTTAATAGGCACATTGATTGAACTGTTCTTGCGCTGTCGCAAACTTTTAACACCTGCATCTTCTTCTTCGTAACATTTTCTACATTCATGCACATATTCACCGTTTAACATTTTTTGCTTTATGCTACGCAGTTCAGACGAGTTGAGATATTCATTTAATGTATGCGTTGATACGTTGAATGGTCGGCCGTTAACGGCTTCTGTAAGTTGCGATTCTGCAAATTTACAGCAAGGTCTTAAATGTCCGTTTGTGTTTATTTCAATGCCATTCCACGGCATTGTGCAAAACGAATCCATTAATTTGCCTTTCTACGCTTGTGTTCTTCTAACATATTGTATACAAGAGGAATTTGTTTGCGCCAATTTAAGTTACCAGTGATATCAAACATATCGAGACGTTGTTCTAATTTAATCATATGATTATCGATTTCGTCGTCGGTATAATTGTTAACTTCTAACCTACTGATTAATTCTTGTATTTTTTCTGATTGACCTGTTACGTTTTCATTTTCTAGCCATATAATATGGTCTTGGTAAATTTTTATAATTTTTTCTTTATACCAAATTGGTAGCACATAGATATTCATTACCAATGGTACCATTACATAATTCAGTGTGAACATCATGTTGTCGTACCATCCATTTTTGATGGCGTATTTTTCAAACTCGTGGAAATCTTCTATGTTTAATATTCCTATTGTTGGAGATGGTGCAATACAAACATGAGGTGCGTCACGTTTAATTGTATTAAAGTTCTCAACGATGTCTGACCATTTTAAGTTAGTTCTAATGTATTCAACAGTGTCATTCATACCGTCGATACTAGCACCTATGTTAACATTTTTAAAATGTTTCCATACATCAATAAAGTTTCTGCCTTTGTATTTCAAAGTTGTTAAATTTGAATTATATTTGATACTTAAGTCTGTGTTACCTAACTCGATAAGTTTATCCAATATCATTAGGTGTTCAGGATATAGTGTTGGTTCACCACCAGCGAAATAAATTTCTGCTACATCACCAAGTAACGGTTCTATCTTATCGTAACAATCAACATGAACAAACTTTTCTTTACTTTGTTGCCATTCCTTTAATTCTGCAATTTTGTTGCCTTCTTCATACCAACTGCTACTTAATTCGTGCCCACACATACGGCATTTTAAATTACATATGTTACCAAAACGAATATCCAAGTACTGTACACTTAGATCAGTTATCTTACCGTCGGCAGTTGTGTTTTCTACACTTTTTACAGATGCATCGTTGGCAAAGGTAGTGTTAAACCAACTCCTCATGCTTGGTCCGTTGTTTTTCTCTCTATCATAGCATCTCTCACATGCTAATTCCATTTTATCAGTGAAAGCAAAGGTTTTACGCAGATCGTTAAACCCCTCTGAGTTTAAAAGATCATGTACGTTATCATAATTATTAATGTTAGCAAATCTATTTGGATTATTCTTATTATCTGCACTGTAGTTATCCCACATGCAACATGGTTGAGTAGAACCGTTAGGTAGTACATGTAGATGTATCCATGGTGCTAAACAAAAATTAGGTTTCTTGATGTATTCTTCGTACTTGCTCATATCACTGCCTTTATGTCATTCGTTAATTAGTTTGTTATCACGAGCGGCAGCAAACACTTCTTTTTGAATGTCTTCTCCCCACTCAGTGGCGTCCGCTTGAATTATATCTTTTACTGGGTTTTCGTTGCTATTGTTTTTTCTAGTATCAAACCATTCTATTAATTCGGGCCAATCGTTAAACGATTCCTTGATATTTTTGTTTCTGCGGCTGTCATACTGAGTGTAGAAATTGTAGAAATCATTTTGTCTGATATCGACATCACTTAGTGTTTTAACACTGTGACCACTTTCTATATGTTCTATATATTGTATAGTACGTTCTATACTGTCGATTTCGTGGTCCATTAGCTTTGATTTAAAATTAGATAACCAGTTTCTATAATGTGCTGCTCGCTCTTCTCTGATGTATTTTGGTAAAGTTGTAATACTTTGAAAACTTGGGAATCGCAGTATATTCATACTAGTAGTGATTTCCATATTATTGGGATTGTGATTTTCCCTCAGGTCAATAACATACTCTAAAAACTTATCCAAGCTACCGAGGCACAACGCATTAACTGTACACATTATGTGTATGTAGCTTACAGCAGATTCGCTAATTAAACGTCTAAAATTGTTATCCCACTCGTTCCATATTAACCCGTCTCGTATGTATTCAGCATGACTTAACATAGATTCGTTGCTAGTATACATATCTAACTTAACGCCAGAATGGCTGAGTTTAATAAGTCTATCTAATGCAGCTTTTTTAACTCCGAGATTTGTGTTGACCCCGAGACGTACTTTGCAAGTTGGATTATTTTCGTACCATTCTACTAACTTCCAGAAATCATTACTTACAGTTGCTTCTCCGCCAGTTACTCTCAATTGGTAAAGACTGTGTTGTAATTCAGCGTTCCACCACTTCCAAAATGCTTCAATAAATGGATTGTTTTCGTTTTTAGATCCGTATGGGCTAGCCCATTTACCGTTGGTGCTAAATGCACCCCATCCGTCGCTACAAAGATTTTTGTATGTACCATTTTTATTAACATCATGCGCCCAGGTTGTACTAAACCCTGCGTTACAATAGCTACATGCAAAATTACAATTGTTGTCAAACGCAATTTCTAGTGTTTTCAGGTTAAAATCTTGTCGCCAATCCGCATCAAATGCAGCTTGTAAATCTTCTTCACTATATAACTCGCTTTTGTAAAATCTATCGCTTATTAAGTTGTTGTCTAAATTTTCTATTTTCCAGCAATAATCACACTCTTTAGTTTGAATGCCCTCTTGCATTTGCTTTCTTACTAGTTTTTTGTATGTAGTATTATGTAATGCACTTGGATTGTGTTTTACTTCTTCTGGATCTATTTTATGAGAAGGAGGATGGTGACAACTTGTAGTTGCACCATTACCTAGCCATATTGTTGCATTATACCATTTTGCGCCGCAAAAACTTTTGCTTTTAGCGTTTAGTACTCTATCTCGCCATTGTATCGGGGTTTCTTTATTTTGCATTGTTATAATACACTATGTTGCAACGTTTGCATTCTTCATAGAATTCTGTCATTTCTGGAAATGTTTTTAGAAAGTCGGTATTGCGTCGTTTATCCATTTCGTTGATAAATTCGTAAAACTCTGCACGATTGCGTATGATATCTTCCCCCGAATCTCTTTCTGGTTTATTTTTTTCATTATAATACAGTCTGTGCATTACAATACGTTTCATTTTTTCAACTTCATATGATTCGAATCCACCAGGATATGTCCATGAATCATTTTTAGTTCGTGCAGCCATAAATTCTACACACTTAAACAGATAATCTTCTAACAGTTGATGTGTGCAGAAATGTATATCTAGCATAGTAGGATGCCGCAGATACGGTATATCTATACCAACGGTTACACTATGACTAGGATTTAGTTTTTTCCTATCTAGATATTCTCTTGCAGGTGCAACGTTGAAACCAGTTTTTTCTTCTAATGTTGCAGCAAAGTTACACGGATTATGTTCTAATTTTAATTTGTAGATCCAATCTAATAACTTGTCAAAACTGGTAATACTAAACATATTAAAGGCTGCCATTACAACAACTCTAACATTGTTCATAGCTGCTAGAAACTCAACTCGTTTTTTAAACAAGTTGAAATTCAACCCAGTCCTGGCATACTCGGCACGTTCGCCCCAGCCTTCTACACTAGTATACACTGTAAACTTCTTAACCAATTTATTGTCAGCTATTATTTTAAGTCTCTCGATAAACGGTTCCCACAGTTGTTCGGGTACACTGAGATTACTATTTACGCTAAATTCCAACTCTTGGTTTGGATTTTCAATTATCAAATCCATACTTTTAAATGTTTCTTTGCTCATTAACGGTTCACCGCCGGTGATACGATAATGCTTTAAGTGTTTACTAGCCTCTGGGAACCATTTCCAAAATGCATCAACATAAGGATTAAATTCTCGATTTTTATAATTTAGAGAGTCAAGGTCTTGAAACCCTTGTACCCATTTTTCATCTTTAGTGCCTTCTAGTACTTTCAGCGGGCCGTACTGTTTAAGTTCTTCTACCCATTTACTACTAAATTCGGGACCACAATAAACACATTTTAAATTACATGCATTGTTAAAACTTACTTCTAAATATCGAGGATATATATCTTCATCACCCGTTAACTGTGTAATACTATTGTGATCTGGCAATGCCCATGGTTCTAAACTTTTATAAAATCGATCACTAATACCATCATTGTCTTCAACCCTCCAACAATAGTCACATTCATCTGGGCGCTCCCCATTTAACATTTGTTTTCTGGCAGACTTCAAAACTTTAGTATTGAATAGTGCAGCAGGATTATTTTTTATTTCAGCTAGTTCGATCTTATGTGGAGATGGGTGATGACAAGAGTGTGTCATTCCTGTACCTAAATGTAGTGTTACTTGCCTAAATTTAGCTAAACAAAACCCGCAGCCGGTAGAATTTAACAATGATTTGACTTTATTTACATTTTGCTCGCTGTTGTCTGCAAAAGTTAAGTTTGCAAGTCCATATTCTTCTAATGTTCCTGACATTTTTTATACATATTCCTTTAAACAGATATTATCTTTCGTAACTTCAATTAGCCACAAATCTTTTCTATCGCCAAAGAATTGTGCATTAACCCCATACGCATTTTCTAGAATTTTAACATTTTCGATAACGTTACGCCCGTGGATGTAATCTTCTAGATGATCGTCTCCTATAATTATTCCGCCAGTTTTCATAAAACTACAAAAATAAGACAGAATATCGAAGTCTTCGGGGTTTTTGTGATCTGAATCTAAGAAAAAAATATCAATGTCCTCGCCTGACCATGTTACGTCATAAGGACAATGTCCTGATATCATTTTTATATTTTTATAGTTGCTTGTGTGTTTTTTGAACTCATCAAATTGATTCATGCTTTCCCCTACGAGGGGTCTACCATCTTTGCCATCTGCATAAATGCCACCTGCAACTCGATTTGTATTAAAATGATCTATACAATTAATATTAACAGTGCTGTCGAGAGACATTGCCATACAAACCGAACTTCGGCCGCAGTATGACCCAACTTCAACCACCGTTTTTACGTTTTTTTTGTTGCTTACTATATTACTGAGTGCTAACAACTTATCGTATGACATGTACCCTGGTATTGCTAAGATTTTCTCAAAATCGTCACTAGTTATCATATTGTATCTACTACTTCGGTTTCTTTTATCATAGCGCCAAGTCTTGCAGGATTTTTATAAGTTGTTTTAAAGAAGCGGCTACCGGACCAATCTAAATCAGCAATTTCAAGATCAAGGTTACTTCTTAATTCATTACCAAGTCTTACTGTTTCTGCTTTTAATTTGATCGGATCCCAATTGTATCCTGTACGTGGGCAAAGTTCTGTTCCATCTTCAAATTGGGGTGCTAGTTCTGTGTTAAAGTAATTGCTTAACCAATCGAAGTCTCTAACGTTTTTCCAGTCCCATTCATGACGCAATATATTTGTCATATAGCATCCCAATCTTGCGCCGTATACAGCCCACAAACCGTTTGGTGCATCTTCGCCTACACTCATCCAAACTAACAAACGCTTATAGTTTTCTCTATGAATTTTCTTAAGTTTACTAGGATCAACCACATCACCGTTTTCTAATCCCATTTTTACACCTTCACGGAAACCTGCACGCCATGCTTGCAATGGACTGCCGTTGTTGTACACATGACTATACCAGTTATTCATTTGAACGTAGTGAATATTCCAACAGAAATCTACTTGCGCCCGCTTATCAGTGGGAGGCGCTGCTTCGTGTGTTCGCATACGCATTACCACATCAACAGGCCAGCATTTAATGCCGCCGTTGCCGTATATTAACCCGTTGATCTGATTACGAGCAGCCCAACTAATAACATCGTTACTACGAACTCTGTCCATGTCAATTTCAACATTAAAAAAATCTTCGTTAACAATGTTATCGGCATCGATTGTAACGAATCTTTCAGTTTCACTTAACGCAGCGGCCGCTTTGTGTGCAGCATCACTGCCCCATACACCATGACTACGTTTAGCCCAAGGACATTTAGTTAATAAGTCTGCGTAGTTTTCATCTGCATTAGGCTCGTCGTAGCTAATGTAGACAATATCAAAATCATTTATACTTACCAGATTTGACATATTCAATTTCCTCAAATTTAAAAGTTATATTTTTGCCTTCTTCGCCTAATAATAATTTACAAGTAGTAGGATCTATCGTAGTCTTTACTATGTATTCTTTAAAATTGCCGATTTGATCGTAAGGTATAATTATCTTGTCAAGCAGTATATTAGGATCATTGCCTGTTAAAAAAATCTTAAGATCTCTGTATATTTTTTGTTCTTGCGGATTGGCAAAATTACTTTTGATAATCCAACCTTCAGTCGACGGACTAATTGAAAATGTGCTCCAGTCGTCAGTTGACTCATGAATTGTAGTGTGTGTTCTCTTGTTGCTTCGTCTAGTATGATAATCTATGTTAACATAGTTTTGTTTTATTTTCAAGCCATAATTTTTAAAAATTCGTCTTGTCAACACGTCTATATTTGCGAAGTCGAGTATATTTTGCAAGTGCGCTAAATCTAAGATGGTGTAACCGGTTGTCACAATATCTTTTACTTTGATTTTTATCGTTTCTAATAGATGGTTTGGATTGTTCTTTTTGATAAGATACAATACTAAGTAACTATCAGCTGATGTTTCAGCAGTGTCGTAACGATTGTTAAATCGTTTACCTGTCATTCTATAGATAGTATCTTGATTTAAGTTAATTTCCATTCTATAATCATTTGTATACAAAATAACATTAACATCACTATCTATAAAGTTTTTTACTCTAGGTATTTTAGTTAAAATTTCCTCAGCTTTTTTAATAGCAAGTACGTCTGATTTTGGTAACAGTTTCATCTCGTCTACGAAATCACTCACCACATATTTTTTAGGATTTAAAATGCCCATCATTAATTTTGCAGCAGTTTCATCTTCTGTTATAATGTAGGGATAAATTTGCTGTTTGTATTTACCGGTGATACTTTTGATCTCACCTGTCCAGTCGTCGTAATATACATAGTACTTGGGTAAAGATTTACCCTCATCTACTATTTGAATTAATCTTGGCTCTAATGACATCTATAATATCTTCTGTTAAAAACGACTTATCGTGATAGTGAATGATGCCCGAATTAATAACATAATTTTCGATAATCAACTTCTCGTCGTCGGTATACCAATGGTTTAACATTTCTGTCCAATTTATCGGTATATCTTCATTCCATAACCCTTGGCTTCTTAAATCTAAATCGTACAAGTTGTTCAAGCTAACAGTTATTTCACTACTTACATCTAATAAATGTGTTACAATATTTGCTAATACATTTTTATCAAAGGTCAGTGGTTTTTTGTCGTTCAACAATTTACTATACACGCTTCTCCAATTTTGGAAAACTGGATCCGCCATTTTAAACCATTCAATGGCTAATGGTGAATTGCGATCAAAATATATTAAATTATTAAAATTTGTAGGTAAATTGTAATGCAGTTCAATATCAAAATACTGATTGTAATTAATAACTGTGTTTCTAAATGTTCTTGACAAACTAGAGACTGCAAATCCGTTCGAATTAGCAGTCATCTGATCCCATAGTAACTCAACGTTTACATTATTGAATACTGTATCATAGTCTACGTAAATTGTTTCATCAAATGGTGTAGCATGTATAAGTTGCCAAAGATTCATGCCATGAAAGCCATCTTTGTGAGCTGTGTTACCAAATGGAAGCTCTGCTATATAATTGAAAGCATGAAAGTATTTTGATGGCACTAAGTCTGATTTACCGTTGTCTACAATAAGACAAGTTTCTGCAGTTGGGTCACTGGCTTTGATACTTAGTGCAAGGCCGTAGCTGTATTTTATCATATCTTTATCGGTATTAATACCGAGTGTAACGAAACCTTTAGACATTAAATTTTGCCTGTAATTTTTCAATAAAAAGATCGGCGTGTCTACTGATTGCCCTTTTATTCATAACGTGTATATTTGTATTTTCTAATCTAACAAGAATATTCTTCCAAGGCTCTTTTCTATTATGGCTTAACATAATCAGATCATTTGTGTCTTTAACCTCTATCAAATCATCCTTTTGATCCATGTTGAGTAATGGTATTGACAGACCTTCGACAAATGATTCATTTGTAAAGCCGTTCATTAAATGTGCAGCAATGCTAACACAAAAATCTGTTCGGAATAGCGCAGGTGGGAATTGATATAACAAATAGTAATAATCCCAGTTGTCTTTTACATGTGACCATATATCAAAAAACAATTCTGCTTCGTCACTTTTGTCAAAATATACTACCGTAGACCACCAGTGGTGAATTCCTGTTTCGTTTAAGTCACATTCGTTCATATACGGTCGTTGTCCTTCCATATATATTGCATCTCGATGCAACGCCAATGGAGTCGAACTTTCGAACAAGAAATCATAATAATTGTTTTGTATAAAATAATCGGTGTCGATTAATAATGTTTTGTTATACGGAGAAAGTTGAAAAATGTCGTGTTTGTTGCTGTTACTAAATTGGGCATTAAATTCAGTCCACGGACTGTCGTAATGCTTTCGTGGATTAGACTTGTGTTCAACATCCTGAATAACAACATTGTCAAAGCACTGACTGTGCCATTTTTTGTTTGTTGATTCTTTTAACCAATCATACGTACCATTATCTGTAATCAATGTTACAGAGTTATTTTTCATATTTTGCTTAACATATGCGGCTGCAATGTGAGCTATTTTAACATAATCAATTTGACTATTGTTATATGCAAACATGCATATACCGTTTTCTTCTTCACTCATTACCAGTCCATTAATTTCTTAATATTTCTTGCCTTGTTTACTTTATCTAACAATGTTAGATATTCGTTTGTTGCTTCGGTATATTTTTCAATAAGCAAATTAAGAAAATCTGTCAAATCTTCAATTTTAACCGGAGTTTCTTTTGTGTCTAATAGAATAGCACTTTTTTTGTTAGCTGTTAACAACCCGTTAACAAGCCCGATTGTAACAGCATCAGCTAAAAAACTTCCGTTGTTATAATGAACCATTTGTAACATTTGCATTCTGCTACGAATGTTACGTTTTTGATTTGCTAATGTTTGTCGATAATTTGCGAAGTCTAGAGCTTTTTCGAGCCTCTCATCCATGCGAGTTTCTCCTTATAATTAACTGCTACTATAACTATTTATTATCAGTTTGTCAAGCTATTTTTAGCTATCATCCATTGTGTTGAAATTGTCTGTAATTACAACATAAGGATCCGGGTTAACGTCAAACGTTGCAGATCCTGCCCAACTAGTTCTTGTTATTGTTTCTGGCATGAGATATGTAAAGTTAGAAGCAATCTGACCGTCGATTGTCTGATCATATGCAGTGTCATCTAATATTACTTTAAAGTGCAACTCGGTGCCGCTGACATCCCACTTACCGTAAATTTTAAATCTTAAACTTGCATAACCACTATACGCACCATACGAAGATGCATATACTGAAGTTGAAGGCGGACAAAAATGATAGCCAGTTGTATATCCAGACATAGGTGAACTTACAAATCCGTAGTAACCACTATATGCAGAACCATACCCGTAGCCATACCCGTAATTGCTAAAACCTATATTAACTGTAACTCCAGAACTTTCAAACAACAACCCTTCATTAGTTGAAGTATCACTTCCATCACCATAGTTTTCTGTTAGATGGTAAAACCCTTTACCGTAACTTGTTCCTGCAGTATAATGGTTGTTGCTTTGATAAAAGTTGTCAACAGTAAACGTCAATACACCCATTTCATTTATAACATCTGACCAGTTATAATAACCTGCAGTGCAGCCGCCTGACATTTCTAACTGAACACGCAGTTGTCCGCCGCTATTGAAAAAATGTCTTGCATGATTATAATCGTCAAATACCCATTTATATTCGCCAGTTATTTTATTTGTCCATGGCGCTGTTCTTTCCATATCGCTTGGTGTTTGCGTTGCGATTAGTAAACTTGCATCTGTTGGATCGATCGAGTTGTAATTATAGTTAGGTATAACAGTATTGTTGATTTTATTTTCGACAACATTTAAGTCTTCTGCTCGTATTAATGTATATTTGTCAACTGTGTTTCTACCAGTTGGCACTGCGAAAATTAGTATTGTATCGTTTACGTTAATGTGATCAACCATGATGTTTACACGATCAACCAAATACTGTAATCTTTCTGCAGTAATTAAATCACCAACAGCAATATTGTTAGCAATATTTACTGCGCCCCATCCAAATCTATAGTTACCATAAATCGCAGGAGCACCGTTTATATCGGTGCCACGACTGATGTTTGCGTATTGTGATGTATTAAATGCAGGTGTTGTTGCACTTGCTTCTGTAGAAGTCAACGGGGTAGCAGTAGGGTAGTTATCGCCGAACACTTTGTTTACAAGTGTTGCAACGCCATTATACTCGCTACCGTATACCTTTGACCCCGGAGTAACAGCCATTACTTACTTTGCTCCTACGACCACTTCGACAGTACCTGCGTCGAGTGTCTCTTTACTTGAAAGAGCTCTGCCAATAATGCGTCTATAATCTCCCAATTCATTTGGATATGCTGCACGAGCATGTCCAGCGACCTCGCTAGTCACAAGTCTTTCGCCTTTTTTAACAGGACCAATTACTTTACATGGAACACGACCTGCTAACGCAACATACGGATGTGTTGCGTCACTACCTGCGCCACTGTTCATTTCGAACCCCGGTGCGGTAGAAATTATTCCAAACACATTTATGCTTGCAGAATCAGTTGACTCTGTTATTTCTTTTTCACCGCCTAATATCACTACAGTTCCTGGGTCGTATTCTTTGTCAGCAGCATAACGTTCTGCAAGGTCAGCATATTCTGCACTAGTAGCAGTGCCTCTAAATTTAAAATTTGCTGTAGTATTCATGTTGTCGCCTGCTTGTAATACAGGAAACTGTGTGCTTAACAGCGTTAAGCCGTCTTCTAAATACTCAGTTGTTGCAGGTGTCCATGCTGTTGTGTCGCTGACTTGTATAGTAACGATATCGCTATCGACTATAGTTTCTATTGTATAATGGTAAACACCCAATGTGTCAAGTCTTCTTCTAGCAACAACTCGTGTTCCGCCTGCTTGGAAACCTATAGGCCACCACGCACCGTTATCATACAAATACAATTGACTTTCAGTGGTGTTATACCATAGCTGACCTTCGTTCGGATTTGTTGGCGCAGTGTCATCTGCGTTGTTGGCTAGTAATCTTAAAAAATTTTCATTTAGTGCTTCGCCAAACCTACTATAGTTTCGTCCGATGAGTTTTAGTGTAGTGCTGGTGTCTACTGTTCCATCGTTAACGATAATAGGTGTTTTACCTGCATCTGGCCAATCAACTGTATACGGCATCTTTTCTTCCTTTATACATCACTATACGATGTTCTGATTCTTAAAGTATATATTACTTGTATTTTTCTATTTGCGCTCTTCTGAACCGGATGGAAAATAACATGAGTTAACATTGTGCTATTTGCAGTATAAAGTGCAAGCTCGTCAAAAACATAAGTGCCGTTCATATCAACACTTGTATCTAATGTATCTTGACCTGCTGGTTGGTTGTAATCAAGTGTGCAAGTCACTACCACATCACTATATAACTCGCCGGAAGTATGTGTTACTTCAACACTGTTTGTTGCTGAGCCGGTTATAGTTTCGTCAACTGTTTGTGCATATGTTTGATTATATAGCGCACCAGATGTGATATTGGTGTTTGTTGCTTTGTATGTAACTGCACCTAACCCATCGATAATAGTACCACCATTACCAAAACGCATTTGTGCTATTGCATACGTTCCGATACCGCCAGATTCATTTGCTAATAAATTTGCAAGGGCAACACTCATATTTTCATAGTTAATAGCATTACGACGGCGAACTAAAATTTCACCGTTATCAGGATCCCATATTGTTATGTGTCCTTCTATTCCGAATACTGGTTTTTCAATTATCTTACTCATAGTTTTTTTCCATTTATAATATTTATAACGTTCCGGAACCTGCATTTCTTATGAATATATGCATAGGTGTTGTTCCTGTTGCACTTAGGCTTATTCCTGTATCATTATAGGCAAAACCCAAATCATCACCATAATCAATAAAATGTTCTAGTGTTGGAATTTTATAAATCCAACTTGCATCGGTTACAGTTGCACCCGAAGCGTGTGTTGTTGCACTTGTTCCAAGTGTTCCTCTTGTACAATAGCGCAATGTATTGCCTTCTATAGCACGGTATTCTATACGTTCATTATCTATCCACACAACCCCGACTTGGCTTTCGATCGGCACTGTTAATGTTGATGCGTTTGCTACAGCTATGCTAATTGCCGTAGCACTTAGGCTGCTAGACAATGTTGTTTTTGCAGTATTAACGACAACTGTGCTTTCTTCGATTTGATATGGTGAATAATAAACCATATCAAATGTTCTTGTGTCACTGGTTACTGTGCTGCCGCTACTATTAGTTTGAACACGGATACGAATGTTTTCCGAGTAATCAACAGGATATAATTCTTCACCCCAATTATCTCTGACTACAGTGTTAAATCCGTTCCCATCATATATATATTCAAGAGCTGCATCTAACGTAGTAAATGTTGAACTATCTGTGTTAGTTACTACACTCGTAAATGTTCCACCTGTTAGAATTTCATCAAAGTCTTCGTAATCTTTAACACCATGATCGTTGTATCTTAATGTAATCTCTGAATCAAGGTCTAGCTCAGTTACTTCTACATCATTTTCGTCCATGTGTGTTACTGCACGATCAATGCTATGAAGCTTCGTGTGATAAGGCTTTATTGAATTAAAGAACTCCTCGACTACTTCAGTTCCGGTTGGCTGGTAGTTTATTGCATTTGTTAGAACAGGATGTTCTACACGAATCTTTGCGTAAGTTGTTTTAAATGCAAAGTCATCTGTAGTATTATCAGTTACTGAATGATATAAACACTTGAACCAAAGTTTATTATAGTAAGACTTGTATTGACCTACAAATACTTTATTTCTTAATAAATCAAATATGGCTTTTATAACTGGACTTGGTTCGGCATCAAACCCGTTCATATCAAATGGCCCAACGTCGAACCCATATCCGAACTTTTCTAAATTCCAAAGTTCTTCGCTCAACTGTATTGTGCCTTTAGATTTCCATTGTATTACCCACTCGTTATTAACCAGTTTGTAAATCTCTGGTCTATTTACACCGTCACTGTGCAATGCCTTTTTAACATAAACAAGTGTTCCTTCTTCAGTTGATAACGGATCTTCTCCTAATTCTGGTATCAGCTCTTGTTTAATATCGACATACAAATCAGGGAGAATTGATTTGTCAAACACGCTTAATAACGATCCATCGTTATTGTATTCTTTGCGATACCAATCACTATAAATCCAATACTTGTCCATTTCATATTCGACTGTTCCGTCTGTTATGATTTCTTCAAAAATTGTGTCCCACTCTGGTATTTCGTTAATTACACAAATTCTAGATAATAAATCGTTTGCTGCATAAACAAAGTTTTGTCTTGCAGTTTTTAAATCTCTAACCAAACTTTGATTTGGTCTTGTTAAATGTCCATATCTATTAAACGGATGCAAGTTAAGGTCTGGGAGTGGTTGACCCATCCAAACATCTATATCGTTTGCAGGAGTATCTGCTGGAAGCTCATACTCGTATATACGTCTCCACCATGTCATTGTAGTGTCAGTTGACGGAGTATGATTTAAGTTGATATTCTTCAAACTAATATAATAGCGATTACTACCGTCGACTACAACATCGTCGATGCTATATGTTGTCGAACTACTGTAAGTTGTATATGAATATCTCTTAACTGCATTATTCCAACCTACAATGCTGTCACGCATTTTAATGTGTAGTTGCTCAGGGATCAATTCAACAGGATCACTGTCGTGTAGTAATACCCATTCACTTAAAGGTAAAGCGTCACTTTCAACAATTTGATTAATCTGAACAACTGTATTATCACTTACAACCTTATCTAAATTGTTAATTAGTAAGTTACTTGATTGTGAAGCTGCTGCCCATAGCTGATCAAAACTATTAGGATTTGCTAGGTAATTAGATAGCTGTTTTGTATTATAGATTCTATTACCTACAGTATCTAATTTATTCTTAACCCAGAAGTAATAAACAGTTTTAGTTCTGTTTTGTACAGGATCGAGAATTGAAGCTTCTGACCAATAGTAAACGTATTCGTCGTTGTTTTTAACTTTATAAACGTCGCCTGTGACACGTCTACCGTTAACAGTTGCATTTGCTTTTACTAGTTGCTCCCATTGATCCGGTAATACAGTGCTTTCAGTCCATTCATAGATGTCGACTGATGCACCATCGAATAATCTACCCCAGTTGTTTTGTTGATAGTCTAAAGGACCTTGTTCGTAATCCAAATAGATCGCTGTATTTAAATTCCACCAACGTAAACCTAGTTGATCTACGCCCCATGTTTTTCTAGACTCACTATTTCCATTAACACTATCGTAATTATAAACTGCAAAATCTGCAGTGGTCGCAAAGTCGATTTCATTGTCGATAAAGCCAGGTAGTATACCTTTTGCCGGATCAAATGTTTCAATAGTAGTAATCAGTGTTTTGTTAATTGCATCATATACTTTAACATTTTCTATTAGATCATTACGAGCTTGTTCGTTACCCTCTCTAACTAGTTGCCAACTGCCGTTATGCCCAGTTACAGTAGAGAAACTTCCGTAGAACTTGTAGACACCGGAAACAGGTTCTGCATCGCTAATTCGATCAATAAACGCATATATTGGTCTTGTTGTAGTATTTTGTCTATAACCAGCAAAGTTATAGTAATACATGTTTGCAGCATTTCTAGAATTGTAATTGGCTAACAAATCTTGATACGATGAGAATCTTACATTTCTGATAGGATAAACGTTCCCTACATTACCTTCTTTATTAATGTAGACATCGATAAAGAACTTATTAACATTGTTTGTGTCTATACCGGTAACACGGTGTATACCATCTATGTTAGGCTCTGTATTACTTCCTCTGATTAATACAAAGTCTCCCACTTGTAAGCTGTGTGCAGCGGCAGCACCGGATGGTGTTGCTATTGTAAGTTGTGCATCATCTGCAGCATCTATGCCAGCACAAGCCCGTGTAATATACCATCCCATATCCATTGTTTGATATGCTGCAAATCCAACATCGCTGTCGATTTGTGAACTTGTTAGTTCATCTGCTTTCCATTTTGCAATCCATATACTGAATACGTTAGGATCGTAGTCCATTCTGCGGAATATAACGTCTCCATCAACAATTGCTTCAAATATGTTACTAACTGTTGTTTGTGTTGCAGTATATGTTTGTGCGGTGAAACCAATGTCACTGTTAGCAGTACCAGCACCTATGATTAGTGTAGGATTTGTGCTTGTTAGCTTAACCCTGTTGTTACTGTTTGTAGCTCTTACACCTGACACGTTAGCTAAGTTAATTTGTGTTACTATGTCGTTTATATAACTACTGATATTAACAGTAGTTACAGATGATGTAGCTGCAGTAACACCGGTCGTTAAACCAATGACACTATTTGCAGTACCGTTACCTATATATAATGAACTATTTGTACTAGATATAGTGAGTAATATACCAGTTGGTGCCAATGCCGCTGCAGTTATACCAGATATACCCGCAGCATTAATTTGCGCTATAACTTGAGCAATAGACAAGTTTGGAGTAGTTGTTGTTGTAGAACTACTACTAATATATGTTCCTGCATCAAGCCCTACGTCACTATTAGCAGTTGCGCTAGCAATGACTAGACTAAATTGTGTTGTAGGAGTAGCAGTGGTTTTTGTCAATCTCAAACTGCCTGCACTGTTAGATGCAGTGACATTTGGTATACTTGCACTATTGATTCTGTTAACAATGTCTGTTATAGTATATGTTACAAATGTTGTACCAGAAGAAGTAAACACAACAGTTGATACGGTAAACGCAGTTGAAGTGTTTGCTATTAACCAATCTTTGACATCTTCTGTGTATGTTCCTGCAGACATTAAAGTCTGTGCAGTTGTAATATCTCCTGCCAGAACTGTTTCCGACCCTGCGATAACATTTGCAGTAATATATGTTTTATTGGCATAATTGTTTATTAGTGTTATGTCACTGTCTAACAACGCTTCCACTTGTGCTTGATAACTAGGAGTAGCTGCGATTTCGCTTAACAATAGACTTATGTTTATTCCGGCAACACTGCTACTAAAGTAACTTGATAAAAATGTTGACCAAGTTCCAGTATATGCACTTCTAAGATTTTCAATTGCTGAAATTCTTGCGTTCGCTGCCGAAGTCTTTGCACCAGCATTATTGTTTATTACCCAACCGTTAAATGCATTTTCAAATGCAGCTTGTGCAGTAATATTAGTCGAAGTGCCAGATGTTTGATTAAACATCACGTCAACGCCATCTATTGTTAACTTTTCAGTCGAACTGCCTACAAAGGAAGGATTAATAACATTTCCGGTTACAACTATATTATTATATGTAGTTGATGATACCGTATTACTGAATACAACAGTTTCTGCAGTAGCCGAAGTTGCACCTAACACTAGTGTAGATCCAGGTGTAACAACGTTAGTAGTACCAATATCATTTGTTCCGGTAACAGTTATGGTTGTAGAGGTTGTTGATGTAGTTGAATTATTAAATGTAATTGTGTTCCCGTCTAATATCAACGTTCTACCATTAGCCACGATAGGCAATGATATTGTGCCAGTAACAATGATAGGATCATTAGGAGTTGCTAATCCTGTGCTACTGTTCGCATCTACCATTTCCCAAACACGGCCTTGATAAATTACTCTATCACCGTATTTGTATGATGTTTTATTGTCCCATTGTTTAATGTCTTGCCAACTGCCACTGAAATCGTAATAGTTGTTTTCTTGTTCAGGGAACATAGCAAATGCAGCATAATCTAACACACGATAATCTGTTTCTGTAGTTAATGGTGTTCCGGAAGTAATAAAGTCATTTTTATAAGGACCTTCTTTACTTAAAGTATCATATGAGAACACCTTAGGCAATCTTGTTTGGAAGTTATTGCCAACTGTTCCAGTAACTAATAACTCGCTGTTAGGAGTGATATCAATATACACATCGCTTAACGCATCGCTTTCATTTGTGTCTCTAAGTCTTATTACTTGCGGACTTGTTAACACTAAATCTTTGCTAACATTAAATTCGACTGTATCTCTCGATCTTGTGTCACCATAATCTGCAGTTCTGATTGCCCATTCTTCAAACAAAGTAACATCTGCTTGTGTCCCAAATATAGAAGTGTTTCTCAAGAATGCGTTTAATGCATACTTTGTACCCCTGTATTTTCCAATACCTTTAACAAATTCAAATACAGTATTGTCGTCAAGCGTTGTGTATTGTTTCCAAGACGGTGTGTTATACCCAATGTTGGATCTTGCTGCATTTTTAATAGAATTGTTTACAATGCTATTACCAACATCATACATTTGATCAATGTCTAATACTGTTCTGTCAAAGTTATTATAAATGGTATTATTATCTACAATATAGCCCGGTGCATAAAGTTTGCCATTCCAGTTTTTAGTTCTGCTACCGATCCACTTTATTCTTGTGTGCAACTGTCCTAGTGCTGGATTATAAATTACATCGTCAAACCCTGTGTAATTATCAAACACTACGACGTGTTCTAATTCTACGGAATACAATCTTACACCATACAATGTTAAATCAGAAGACTTTGGTGTGATTTTAGTTATAGCATCTGATTGTTCTAATACTTGTCTTTCAACTATAACTTTGTTAGATAGAACTTGTCGACCAGTTTGATCTATTAGATTATAAACACCGTCATACTTGTTTTGCAAGTTATCGAAATATCCAGTAGCGCCCTCTGATATTTCAATCGAATCTGTTACTGGTATAACATTAATAATATCGCCGGTCACTGGAGAATTATCTGCCCAAGATAAAAATGCTGTTGCGGCTGCATCCCAACTTGGGACCCATCCAAAGGTGTTTAGATAATGTCCGTAGCCTCTAATAATGTTATATACATCTTGTTCTTTAACTAAAACTGCATTGTATTCTAGTCTAACAATATCATTGGTAAATTCTTTATATTTTATAATATTAGTATTTCCAATTGGGACAATAGTTTTTTTACTGTTGTATGATACTGGGTTATATTCTAAATACATTTTACTATTATCATAACCAGATATCATGTATCCTTCATCTGTTAATGTTACTTTTATTGCACCATAGAATGTATCAAATATAGGCTGACTTTTATATAGAGATACAACATAATTTTCTTCCGGTAATGTTACTTTACCTTTGTCTTGACTGCTATCTAATACAAACCGTTGATTTGCTTTGTTAACAAAACCACCTAGTTTTATCACAGGGTTGTATATTGCTGTTTCGAATTTTTCTTGTATGCTGTCGATACTAATTGTGTTAAAGAACCCAAATTCAATAATAGCGTTGCTTAATCCACTGTAATACTGTCTAACATTAGAAGACAATATAGCTTCAAAACTTGCTTCTTGCGTAATTGTTGCTGTATCGTCTATTGCTAGTATAGTCGGTTTACTTTGATAATTACTACCTGGATTTGTAATAGTTACTGCAATAATACTACCATTACGGACAATAGCTTCTGCGGTAGCACCGCTGCCAAAGTTACCGTAAATTTCTATACGTGTATTGCTAGTGTATCCGGCGCCACCATTTCTAACATTTATAAGTTCTATAATACTATCTTCGTATTTTTTATAACTTAGTTTAGGTTCTGTATTATTACCTATTAAACCAGTATCTTCAAACAACACTTGCGGTGTAATTACCAATGGATGATAATCAAATTTTCTATTATTGCTATCAAAGTAACTATTAAGTAACCATAACGGTCTTAATCTTAATAATCCCAATGCACGATTTATGTTATATTCTGAACTTCGTCTCCAGCGTTTTTCCACCGGCCCCCAATCGCCATATACAAAGTCTTTTTGTTTTTCTGCAGAAGTAGGTGCAGTGACAATACCTGCAGTAACAGGCCCGTTTAACACACCTGCAACAGTGACCAGTGTTTCTGCATCCCAGTCGTATGCAGAATAGCAATATGTTATATCATAACGTTTATCTGATTCTGCTGGACTGTTCCAATGACCGGTTTTTAATGCTTCGATTAATGCAGCTCGTTTTGCATCATTGCCGCCATTAGCAGTGTTTAACCATGTATAATATGTATTCCACCAAGAAGGCTGATCTGTGTGACCTAACATTTCCCACGGATGTGTGTGTGGTTTGTCAGTGTTAAAGTAATAATGATATATACCTTTCCAACCACCTATACCATTACCAACACTACTATAATTCCAAGTAAATTCGTTTAACGAATCATATGCGCCGGGATCGTTAAGCGTGGTAATGTTATTTCTAACTTTCCAACTGTTAAACTCACTTTCCATAGCTGCATTTAGTTCGTTCCAGGTGTATGGCGTTTTTCTATTAGCAGTAGGCATTGCTTCTAGATAATCTATTACGTTATCATAATTACCAACTAAGTTATTAAAGACTCTGTTTTCTATTTCCCATATTGCAGCGCCTTCAATATCAAAACTAGCCGAATCTCTATTAACAATGTTGTTGTTTAATAAAATATGTATAGATCCATCGTGGCATATAATTGCATTGCTACTACCGCCGCCGTTGTCTTCTATATCAAAGTTAGCAACTTTTTGAGGACAATACGGTTTAGTTAACCCTAGTTTAACTGCGCTAGGCGGCATAAAGCTAACACTGTCTATAGGGAACCATCTGATCAATACTTTAACTCTGCCGTTAACATCTGCTGTAAACGAGTCAGAGATATTAATTTCTTTTTTATTGTCGAATGAATAATCTACGTTTTTTACAAGTACTCTCCAATACGGGTTAGTTGTACCCCCATCACGATCATAAACATACACATGTACATGATTTTCTAGATCACCATACGTGTTTACTGTATCAGGTACATCGAATACTTTATCATCACCTGTAACCCAAACATGTTCTACTTCTTTAAAGTCTCTATACAATAACATATTACTGTATGCAAATGGAGAATTATTAGTTTTACCAAGATTTAATTGTTCTAACGACGTATCAACTAGTTTGTATATTGGAACATCAATTGGTTGACTAAAATGTAACTGTGTTATTTTACGTATGAGTTGTTGTCTAAATTTAGCGTAACTATTTGAAATAAATTTTAAACTAGCAAATGGATTTGTATTAGCATCATCTAATGTTACTGCTAATAATTCAGTGCTAAATGGCTGTTGTCTTATTGTTCCGCCGAATTCATGTATTTGTGGCAATGATGTATAATTGTTATCGCCAAAGTAATCACCACTAAATCCAGGTATGCCAGACATTTGTGATTTGATGTGTGCTTGCAAATCACCAAATGTTGCATTAGTTAACCACTCATTTTGCGGGTTGTACACATGAGTATCTGCAGTATGGAAAATTCCTTGATCTGATGTTAATATGTCATAAGATGACCAGCTAATTTCAATAACAGTATCTAACGGGTATATATTTTCTACAGTAACTCGTGTGCCGGATAAGGTGTAGTCGGTTGTCTCAACACCATTTATCTTTACTATTAGATTTTTTGATGAAGTGTTGTCATCTAAATAAATTATGCCAAATATCGAATTATCAGATACTAATCTATACTTAATATAGTCAATGGCAATTGAACTGCTAATTGCCATTGTCTGAGTATTAGTCGATGTTGATGTAAGTGTCAGCCCTGTAGAAATTGCAGAGCCATCTACATTAACTAATTCAAAATCAGTTATATCAAACATTGTTTGAATAGTATATGTTTTACCTTTACTCATAAAGATAGCAGGATTAACACCATTTATTAGTTCTGGTTTATCACGTTCATTTAATGTGTTTTCACTATATACTTTTAAATTACCGTTATTACTTAATTTAAATCTGAACTTGTCATCTAAGTTGATGTTAGCTGTGCCGATATCAAAAATGTGATCGCTGCTAACACTTTCGACAACATAACGAATGTGCTTTTCGATAGGTTGATCGTTGCGTAATTGTGCCCACCCATTGCAGTAAAAACCTGTGTTTAAATTCTTATAGTAATAATAGCCTTTAATTTCTTCTATATTAACAACGTCAGTGTCGGCTTGATATCCGATATATTCGTTTATGCTGTTATAAGTGTAACGTTTTGCTCCTAAACCAATATCAAACTCGTAACCCGGATTATTGCCATAGTCAACATATTTAGGTGCAAACCCCAAGGCGTGGTCAATTACGCCAGATGTTCTTGTATAATCAAATATAGTATCGCCTGCAAATGTTGTATTTGGATATGTTGTTGTATTTGATAATAAAACTTGTTCATGATCGTACAGATTAAATTTAGGAGCAACACTTCTAGAATCTTTTTGTTGTCCATAGATCCAGTTTGTTCCATCCCAATACCATTCACTACCGGCATAAATTAAGCTGTCAACTGAATCACCGAAAACATTATTATAACCTATTTTTACAATAACTTTATCATACAGAGTGTAATTGGTAGTATTATAAATCTCAGTTAATGTGATACTGCTGCCTACACCGCCCACTCTAAAAATCTTTTTGTTATATGTAGATGTTGCATTTTTAGCAAATAATATAGTGTCTCCATTCACTAACGCCTTAGATGACACTTCTCTCCAGTAGCTTCTGTTTTCAAAAAATGTTGGATTTTTTGCTTCTGTATGAGTTTGTACACAGTCCCAATAAGTGATGTTACCGCTGATTGTAACTTTTACTTGATCGCCTTTGTTATAACCGATCGGGTCCCACTCGTCGGTAATACTGTACGATGCAAGGCTCCATGTTGATTGGCCAACAATCGCTGTCAATGGATTTGAAATAGAATCAAACATATGTGTAACTGCAGTTAAGTGCTGCTTACCGTAATTGTATTTTTCCATACTTGCACGATATTCGATAATAGGACGTATCGCTCTAAAAGGTTCGACAATATAATCAAATGGATCGTCTCCGTTAAAATCACAGACTGCGATAGCAACATCGTCTCTGACCCATGCGTTACTTCTTGCCCAAGCACTTTGATCTATACCGTCTCTGCGCTCAACTACATAATCTCTAACAATGATTCTGTCATCTTGAATGTCTACAGGCGTCTCGCTATCTTCATTACGAGTCAACGCATAAATTGTGTTAGTAACAAATGTTGTTTCTGCAGTACTGTCGTCGTACTGTCTGATGAGTTTAATACCGGTAGGCTGTCCTACACCTTCTACAATATAAATGTCGTCGACCGGATATGTCACACTACCTGTGCAGTTTGTTTTAAATGCTACACGCATTCCGTTGCGAAATTCTAGTGTTTTACTATTTGACAATGTAGGAGTAGTGTAAGAAATTTGACCAACAATGTTTGCTACAGTGATAGGATTTCCTACTGTTGCGTTTATTTCGCATACAGGTAAAAAGTCCAATAGCCAAAAATATCTATGATAGTTAATAAACATATCATAGTTAATAGGTAAGTCCAATGTATATGCCGGTTCATTAAGCAATCTGTTAGGTTGCTCAACTGTTGCACCACCAAATCGTAGACCGTTAATAATATCGTCATATGATATCACATCTGTTACATTTCCGTTAGTGTCTTTATTAATAACACCTGGAACAAATTGGTATTGATTACTAGTTCTGTTATTGTCTAAGTATAAGTCATTAATGCTTAATCTGCTGTCTTCGTGTCCTAAGTAATGGTTAATAGCTTGCAAACTACCACTTGACATCAATTGATCTAGCGTAGATTCTAAAAACTTTTTATTAACCGGAGTATTAAAAATATTAGGCAATAAGTTCATTACACTTCTTGCACCTACATATTCGCTACTTTCACCTGGTCTTGAAATAAGAGGTGCTACTGTAGGATTTGCTTTGTAATTTTGACTCATCTTGTACTAACTCCGGTATTTGCTGCGATTGATGTCGCATTTGCTATTACTGTATTAGTAATAACAAAGTTTCCTATACTTAATACTGGTACGAATAGTTCGTCGCTATCTGCCTGTATTTCATATAGACTATTTAAATCTTCTGGATTTGCTACAGAAGAAATTGTAATTTGTGATATTTGACCGATCATATTATTATGAACGTATGCTGCAAGTTCAGTAAAATAGAATGTTTCACCGAAGTCCCAATTCTCTATACTGAAAAATTCATTTATCAAGTTTATTATTTGTTGTTTTATTTCTACATCACTCATTGTTGCATTACTAGTTTTAGTGACGTTAAATTTAGCTTGAAGTTCAGGGTTAGCTAAATCTCCAAACAAAATTTTATATTTTACAGGTCTATAAATTATCTGGTCACTGATAGATTTCTTTGTTTCTAAACTTGCAAAAGTTTCAGTTAATTCGGAAATCGTCGGCGGATTAGGTTTTGTATAGCTTCTTCCGTCACGCAATGCCCATGTTCTAAAACTTGTGTCATAGCTTCTTAATAAGACATAAGTGTCGATAATGTTAGTTACTGCAGGATCAATTACTTGATTTATATCTGCGATTCTTGTATACTTCATGTGTAGTTCAGCACGACCATTAACAGTAGTGTTACCATTGTCGTCGTGGACAACGAATTCGTATTCGTTTGGATAATATTCTAGTTTTGTTCCTAGATTAATAGTTTCAGTACTAGTTAATTTCTTAAATGCTTCTGGATCATTTATAAAGGTGTCGTTGTCGTTATCATCTAATGTTACTCTAACTTTATAGGGATCGGTATAGCCTTCTGGATATGTGAAATATCCAAAACTGTTAAATGTATATTTTTTACCTAGCGGAGTCATGTTAATAGTTGACTTTGTATTGATAGGTAAAAACTCAAACTTGTCTCTACCTGGTTTTAATGTTTCGCTACTAAAGGATTCTGCAAAATTTAAGTTATTAAATTTTAAAGTAGCATCGCTGCCTATAATATAACGAGTTTTACGTGTTAATACTTCCCACTGAGAGTTTGCATAGTTGATTCTTATTAACCAACTGTTATCTCTGCCAGTGTTTGAAGTATCGCCTTCGTATTGTCTGCTCCAGCTAGACACACTGTTATTCGTAATATTACTTGCAGGCAAGTTGCTGCTATCAATTACAGCCCATTCTTGAATACTCGCATTGTATCTTAATCCAAAACTAAGTCTGTTTGCAATTTTAGAGATTACAGTAGTTTTTACCGAATCAGTGAACTGACTTTCCCAACTTGGAATAATTCTTTTTATTCTAGCACCCGATGGTATTGATGATGAAAGTATCACTGCACCTTGTCCGATGACATTTAC